TCAATTCCGTTTTTCTGCATACAGCTTCCCTTCTTCTATATTTTCCAGCAAGGAAGGTTCCCCCAATAGCAGGGAAACTTCATGCAGCACGCCATGCTGATTATTGCTCACCGTATGATAATTGACTACAGCCTTGACTTCCGGCGAAGCGTTCTCCATCGCGTAACTGTATTTGCACAGCTTCAGCATCTCAATGTCATTGCTGCTGTCTCCAAACGCTGCGCATTCATCCGGCCGGACACCATAACGCTTCAGCAGGCGTTCAAGCCCCGAGGCCTTATGGCAGCCAGGGATGATCAGATCTATACATTGATGTCCGCTGGTCACAGGGTCAACCACTCCCTTCAGCTCTTCCATCAACAGGGGCAAATATTTTTCAACTCCGCCAGCAGCCAAGTCAGGAGTAATTAAGGCAAATTTGAAAATCTGGTCTTTGACCTGCCCAAATGCGCTCACCTTCTCAAGCCGCGGATAGTAATGGCACATTAGCTCATAAAATTCATCGCTGGCGCTTTCGAGTACATACGCTCCATTTACACCGCACATGACGGCAGAAATCTCCTCATATTGACTCAGCTTCTCCACGATTAGCTTCACCTGCTCCGGTGCAATTTCACCGGTAAACAATACTTCGGTCCCATCGATGACATAGGCGCCATTCTCCGCAACATACGCGAGCTCGTCCTGGATATCTTCAAAAATCGTTTTCAGCTTATAGTACTGGTTCCCGCTCGCCACCACAAAATGGACGCCTTTAGCCTTCATTACGGCGTATAGCTGTTTGAACCATGTTTGATGGTAGTTCTTTTTATCGTCTAAAAAAGTACCGTCCATATCGACTGCAATTAACTTGATGTCCATTGTAAGTTCTCCCCATATCTATTTATTGTCTCCCCTTTACAGTAAATTGTGAAATGCATTTCATGTCAAGCTGGGGGTTCAGCCAAGCGCTAATGTGCAGTCGCTTATTACCCGCCCTGAAACCGTTCATTAACTTTAATCGGCCTTGCATACGGGCCTTTCTCATCATTCGCCATGTCATTCATTTGATGGGCAAGGTGGAATCCCTGGCCATTGACAAGCGCCTGCTTCGAGGGACGGGAAAACCCACAGCACAATCACTATAAGATATTCAACTTCTTCAATAAACCGTTCAGATAATTAGCCCCCCTCGAAGCTAATATGCCTGTGGCTATGGTTGAGGTATAACCGGCCCATCCCTCAAGTCCAAAGGGATTGATTCTAAATGCAAATGACAAACTTATTCCGATAATAATGGACAGACTGTAAGTAGCCTTATCCTTAAACATTTTGGGCGAGACGTTTTTCAGTATTTCTGTAATAGCTTCCGTCAAGCCTGCTACCAATATCCAAATCCCAGTGGCTGTAATAACAGAAGCAGAAACTGAAGATAGTGTAATCATACTTAATTCACCCCCTTGGAAAGAATAATGGTATTTAGGAACGAAAGTTCGGACGTTGTCAGCGTATTGTTTTTTGTCTTCGTAATCCAGTCCTTGCTTTCAAACATCCCCGCCGCTTGCAGCTTGCTCAACGCCTCTGCCAGCATGTCGACTTGCCACTGTAAAAGATTCAATTTTTCATTCTCCCCTTCTGCCATTTTGTCTGCTGCTTCTTTAATCCAGCCGTCGATTGTGGCCATTGTAATATTGCCAGCCTGTCCATCAATGGCGAGACCGGCCATCTGTTGGAAGCTGCGAACCGCTTCTTCTGTGCCCGAACCAAAATCCCCATCAGCATCCAACAAAAATCCAATTGTATTCAGCTTTAACTGGAGCTTCCGTACAGCTTCTCCCTTGCTTCCTTTGCAAAGGATTGTACCTGATGGGGGATTAGGACTATATTCCAGGGTTTTTCCGGAACATTCCTTGTATTGTGCCGCCACATCCAAAATCAGATTATTAAAGGACTTGCCCAAGTGCTGGAGCGCATTAATAGGGTCCGTCTTCCGTTTCGGATCAAGGGTATTATGTCCTATGATATCCTTCAGGGGATTTAGAGTGAATTTGTAGCATAGATACGCCAAGTACCAAACGTAACGTTTATAGGCTTCTTCGTTATTAATGGACCCTTTTTTATAGGAATAGCAAAGCTCTACACCAATTGCGGTATCATTGGCGTCATCACCATAAATTTGATTGTCCAGTGTGATATCGTAGAGTACATGCCATGCCTTCTCTGGACTTCCTATTGTAGCCGGGATGCACTCAAGTATTTGCTTGTGGTCAATAAAGGTGTGCGCCGATGCGCTGATATCATCAGCTGAACTGGTATAGTAATTTACGTTGCCAGCCGCAGTACTCCCGTCATTTCCTGTATCATGCGCCACAATAAACCCGACACGCGCCATCGCCGCTCCTGAGCGCCGTTTGGATTTATAAGGAAGCAGCTTCTGCTCGATAGTGTAATTCATTTTAAATGCCATACATTCTTCTCCTCTTAACTAGACTACATGTTTGCCTGTATCAACAGCCTCTTGTGTCTTGTTGGATTCTGCAGATGCCTTGAACTCCTTTACAGTCTGCACAGCGAATACCCCGCCCACAATTGTCATTACGACTGTACTCATGCTGTTAATGACCCCTAAGGAAATAGGGCTGACTGTCAGCCCAAGAAACGGGGTGAAAAATGCCACCATCAGAAAAAGTGCATACAAACTTACGAACAGAACCATTACAAAATCTTTAGCTGAGAATCCGTCATTGTCGTTCCAGAAAGCATAGCTCAGAAAGTTATTCATTGGTTCTCACATCCCCCTCCAGTCTAGAGAGTTGGCTAACTAATTGTTCAACTTTTTGATCTAATACTCTGTTCTCACTGATCAGTTCCATATTCTCTTTACGCAAAATAGTAACTTCATCGCTTAGCCGTTTAATCTCTTCCTTATAAGTCCGGAGTTCTTCCCTCAACTCAGAACGAAAGGATTGCTCATCCTTTGACAGCAGCTCCCTTTCTGTTACTTTATCCTTTCCCCGGCCGGTAGCGTAGCCAACACCGCCCGATACAACCGTGCCTACCAACGCAACGATTGCTGTAATTACTCCTACGTCCATTCTACTCACCGATCTTTCCAACAGATAAGAACTTACCTGAAACAGCATCTCTTGATGTGATAGGCAGATCAAGGTCCGAATGAACCTTGTAATTACAATATAAGCAGTCTCGCAAATAAAATAACCCCTGCCAGGAAAGGCAAGGGTTATGGTTACATGATAAAAGCATACGTTCCGTCTTGGTAAATCTCTACAATGATTGAACTTGTCAGACAGGAGCCTTGGATAACTTCCAGCGCCGCAGGTAAATCACTGGCAAAACGTTCGCTGACCTTGATGGTTGTATTTATCTCTCTGCAGCCTAGATAGGGAACCGTAAGCCACGAAGCCAAGTAACCCGACTTAACAGTGATTTCACCCGCCAGCTGCGTATTGGCCCAAACTTTGATGACCGAGGCTATGTCATAACTTTCAGATTGTCTAACTGTAATGGAGCTGCCAATCCCCTCTTCCCGGCCGCTCAAAACTATTAGCGTAGAGGAAATCATAGAACCGTATACAATTGTAATACTACACTCCAAGTTAGGCCTTCTGACCGCCAATTGTGATGGCATCGGAGAAGTGTCGGATCGTCTAACCCATAGGTTAGCTGGCAGGTCTCTATTTCCCCAACGCCTTATCGTTCCCGTTCCTTCCGTAAAATCCCTGGATACCCATAACCGGGAGGCGAGAAAGACTTCACGCCGTTCCCTCACGGTTAATGTTGAAGGAATTGCCTTCTTCCCTTGCCGCCGAATGGCCCCACCAGACAGGAGATTATCCCGGCGAACGCTTAGGTACGTTTCCAGCATGTCCCGGTTGAAGATTTTCAGCCGGCTTGTTAAATCATACCTGTCCCAGGTACTCCTTACGGTTAAGGACGTTCTCAGGTCCTTAGCCTTGCTCTGCTGCGACACCAGATTCGTGACTAAATCCGCGAACCCGGCACTGCCAACGTTCGGGTCATAATACTCCAGCACCAGCCTCGGTGCAGCATTACCTCCGCGTTCCCGTGTCCCCAATCGGACGAACGCATTCAGCAGTGCCAGCTCGGTCTGAAGCATTATCCCTTGATTTACTGCCGTTCCGTTATACCATCCCCGTACAATGTCCAGCATATCTACTTCCGCATATTTCTTGGCTGCATCTGCGTTCAGCTCTGCAAGCTTCCGTCCATACAAAGGGGTGCTTGCCCAGGTGACTCCAACCTCTGTCCACTCCTCCTGAACTTCATAGAAGCCGATAGGAATACCCGCCAGCTCGGACTGTTCTACATACAGCTGCAGATGAGCGCTTTTGAGCCGCTGCCCGGCGGGAATCGTCTTCATATCGAACTGGATCAGGCCACGGAAATCTTCCCCCTCTGCCGTCCTTCCGATCATCATCTCCTGCTCTTCACCGTAGTTCAGCCGCGGGATATCCGACCGTACGAACGCATCTTTTACAGGGGAAAGGATTAACTTGATTATTGGAGGCGGTGTAACAGCTACCGTACCCCTTAATTTCCCTCTGGGCCGAACCGAAATATAGCCGATTAGATTACTGGTGGTCTTTACTTGGATGGATGAAGCAAGGTTATCCAAATACACAGGAGCTATTTTTACACTTGCGGTCATCCTGCCATGGGGCTTGACTGTAAGTTTGGATATGAGGTCGTATCTGTAAGGCACATTAATGAAAGTCCTGCGTTGTACTACTGCGTCATACCCAATCTCATAGAGCTCAAACTCCTGGATGGACAGCTGGGTGGCAGCTGCGGAATTACTGATCTCCCATTTGAAGTATCGATAACTCCTGCCAAATGCTGTTTCTCTAAGTGTAAATTGCCTAAGCTCTCCTCCACCCCACGCAGGGGCATCAAATACACTGTCAAGGACAACCCATTTCTCCTTGTCATTGCTTCCATAGAACGTCCAGTTGCGCGGAGTTTGTGTCGCATAAGCTGGCCGTGACGCGATCCCGTACCCCGCGATTTTCAGCGGTGCGCCATAGTCAAAGATCAGCCAGCCGGTTGCCATCCCTGCCGGAGGCGCCCACGCGTAGGTATCGCTCAAGTTGTTGTTGAACGCCAGCCACCCCGCGTGCGGTTCACTGTATATCCCCGATACTTCAATGCTGTAGCCCTTCAAGTCTGTTGCCGTAACGGGAACGGTCACATCTATCAGACGGGCTACTGGAGGATCAATAATTTCCTTGCGGTAAATATGGAGTGATGTCTGAATATCTGCCCAAGGTCTTACTTCGATTTCGCTCAGCAGGGAAGACGCTCCCCGGTAGCTGTTTTCCTTCACGAACACCGGTCTGAAACCGGTTGAGGTCAGGGTCACATCGGTTGTGGCTACCGAAGACAGAGACGCCGCTGCTGTCCCCCCTCTTACCGTTCGATTGGCAATACTGCCGGGCGTATTTGCGGTATGAGACCATGAGCCGCTCCAATTCCATACTCGCGGATCTCCTGCTGTGGCTGTCCCGCCAAGATCAGATTTGACCACGTAGGTGTCCCAATCGTTATCCTTGTCCGCTGCAGATACACCGCCTGTGGGGAGACGGATCTCTGTTCGCAGGCTCTCATCGGTCTCTTCATACAGCTGCATCTCATCCAGGCTCAGGAAGTAGCCGGTGTATCCGTTATTGGCGGTTACATAGAACCGGTAAAATAAATATCCCGTGTGATTGTCTACCCTGAAATACCGGCGGGTCAATAATCCTTGTTCACCTGACCTGCTGTCTATAGTGATCCAGTCCGCCCCGTTATCACTTGCTTGCAGCGCCCAGGCGGTTGGTGCAGCCGCATTATAGGTGTGTGACCGTAAAGAATATTCTTTGATTGTCCTGGGCTTATCAAATGAAAACATGAGCCAGGCAGGAGCCGGGTTAGGAACGACCCAGCGGTTAGTATCCCCTGCGGCAGAATTGCCATTAAATGCTTTCCATGCGGCATAATTAACGCCAGAGATGGCACTGGGAACTATGGAAACACCAGTGCCGACATTGCTGGTGAGTACAGGAACGGTGGCTACTCTTTGTTTCCCTAACTCCCGGCCGGTCACCAGCCCCTCATTATTCAGTGTCTGCCATGAAATACCGCCCTGAATGTTCCGGTCAGCGATGTATTTCATTCTGCCAAGCCGGTCTTCCTCAACAGCAATCAGATAGAAATCTCCATTAGGTACCGCTGCCGGGACTGAGGGAAGAAAGTCGCTTGTAACTTCTCCAAGGTTACTGAAGATACCTAACTCATCTGCTCTGTACGTGGAATAGTGACATCGAATCCTGTTACCTGTCTCAACGGATTCTTCATTAACTACTTCCTGGGGATGCAATAGACGCCCATCCTGGTTAATGTCAATCGCATCAAACCTGAAATCATTTCCGGAAGAATTGCCGGGCTTGGTCAATACTTTAACAACTACTTCATGCCTGCCTGAGGATAACCCCAACTTCTCAAAAGCAAGAACTCTATGGTAAAAATATGAACTATAAGCACTAAAGAAATAGTCCTTGCCATCAACTGAAACTTGAATGTTATTGCTGTAAGTATTAGATTTTGAGATGATGAGACGTATTCTGGTCCCAATAAAAGAGAAGGAAAACCGGGTATCCTTAATGGTGGTGAGGGAGCCCGTGGCACTGCCTCCATAGTGATCAACCAATGCCACACTTGACCATCCGGTTGGTGGAGAATATGCTATTGCCGGATGATTATCGTTGTACCTGCTCCATCCCGGCTCAGGTTCAGGAAGCGCCGCTTCTAATTCCGCTATCATTAATCCATCTGCATCAATGTCTACGGCATCCACGTAAAATAAACCGCCATTAGAGTTTTCTCCAAAGGTAATCTCAACACTATGAAAGCCTTTTTCAAGTTCCATATTTTCAAAGACGACTACCTGACCAATATTCGCAGTGGAATAGCTGCTGGTAAAGATCTCTGTATGCTGATCATCAATGGTTACCTGCATATTATTGTTCCGGTCAGTGTAAGTACAAGCAAGCAGCCGAAGCATCGAACCATAGAAACGGAAGCGTGTTTTGTTCTGCCCGTTGCCGGTAGATAGAATCCTTGCCGAAGCCCCATGCATATTTGTTATGCCAGCAGCTGTGTATGGAGAGAAACCATTAGGATAAGTTAATTGGGTGTCACTGCATCTTTGCCATCCAGTCTCAGGTGTGAGCAGTTGCCTCCCTACCGGAAAGCTCATGTAGTCGTCTTCCCCGATTTCTAGGGCATTGAACTGTGAAAACCAGTCAACTCCTGTATAAGTCTTAATAGTCACCTTGTGTACTTTTCTGTCCAGGCCGCTGATATTAAAGGCAAGTGAAGCAACCCCTGTGTTAATAACGGATGTAGGGTATGCTATACCGTCTATATATACAACATCCCCGTTATTGCCCATGTTGTAGTTGTATATCAATCTCAGTTTTGTGCCCACAAATGAGAATGTGATCTCGTCGGCATTATAATGAATGGCTCCGCTAACTTTATTGGACTTGTAGGTTATATTAGCAGCGGTACCTTCTACTCTTTTCCAGCCGGCGTCGGGTATAGGATAAGCCTCTCCTTTGGAGGATTCTTCATAATTCTCCACGACATCAGCCAGAAAATGAATGCCGTTCATGGTTGCCCCCCAGTTGCCGCTCCTGTACATTTCCACCCGGATATAGCGGCTCCTCACATCAATGATATGCTCTCTGGCAGTACCATAAGGGCAGTTTGCATAGGTGTTAGATACCCTGGCAACCACTTGTGTCCATGCAGTTTTATCATCGGAAATCAGTATACGGTAGTCAGAAATGGATTCATCTCTGGTTCTCGGGTACAACGTGATCTTATTCATACGGTTGATTTGAGGAAGAATTTTAAAAAAATCAAAATCAAGTGTAACCGTTGGCCCGCCATCGGATAACCAGTAGGTATTTGCCGCTCCGGAGTTATCTATGCCATCAAATAAGTATTGTATATAGTAATAATTGCTATTGGTATATACCTTAACACTGCTTGTTACAACAACACCGTTTTTTGCTGTGTAAACCGATTGTCCGGATGTTCCCCCTGAGCCTCCGCTTAAATCAAGTTGATACAACATCTACGCTAACACCTGCTCTCATTGTATTGAGGCTATTCATAGTAATATTCAAGAGCGGGTCTAAATCCAATTAGGTTGGGTGCAGTATACGTCCCGGTAACGCTCCAATATTCCGTGAAACTGCCTCCACGCCCTCTGACGGTTCTGCCGCTGCCTGAATTGTCAAATCCGGTGACTGCTGTGAATCCCGAAGCGACTGTATCCTGCGCCCACTCACCAGCAGTGCTTGTAAAATGCCAGATGGCATCACCGTTATTTGTGGCAGACGTTGTAAATTCTCCGGTGCTGAAGTATTGATCCCATTCATTATCAACAGGATATACCCCTGCCCCAACGTTATAGTTAATTGGACCGCCATCAACATTCACATACGAGGTACCCCCATTCAAGAGCCGGATCCGAGCGTGCACTGCTTCTTTCACGAGCTTCAGTCCGCCGATCCCCGTATAGGAAGCATGTCCATCATTTTTCTGAATGTTAATGCGGTATCTTGTGAACTTGTTGTAATTTTGCAAATAAAATTCACGTTCCTCGTAAGCTGTCCATCCTGTATATGTGTTGGTATCAAGTACAATCCATTCCGCGCCATTCCAAGCTTCAAGTGTCCAATTTCTTGGCATTGAAGTGAAGTTGGCCGGCGCTCTCAAGTAATATTTGCTTATGGCTATCGGTTTGGGGAATTCGTATTCCAACCACCCCGATAATGTACCGCTTTTGGTTATCCACCCCCAGGCTGCATCGACTCCGTTAAAGGCAGCAAAAGCATCATAGGTAGGCGCACCTTGTGTGCTGCTGCATGATGCTCTTCCGTAAGGTGCTGTGTTACTTGTCATAACAGGGTTATCCGCGCAGACAAACATGGAGCCTTGAGTATAGCCGGCATTGTTCAAGGCCAGCCATGACACTCCGTGCTGAATTGGCCTATCTGCCAGAAGCAGACCCTCTGCTACTTTTATAAAATAGAAAAATCCGTAAGGAACATTCGTAGGCGGAAGCGGCAGCTCCACCTCAACCTCCGTCGAGCCCAACCTGTAGAAGATGCCCGCTGCCGTGGAGTTGGCTTTATATCCGCACCTGATAAAATCTCCGATATGCATTTCAGCGACCAATTCTCGGAGTACGCCCCCGGTTCTGGGGAAATCGCTTTCCGCTGCCAAGTAACCGTCGGAATCAATATCAACTGCATCAAGACTAACCTGTTTGCCGTTGATATTGGTGCGGAGTTCTACCAGGTGTTCCTTCCGCTCAAGTCCTGTAATCTCAAAAACTAAGGCCGTGCCGAGAATACTTCCATAATTGCTGTAATGGTACTCCTGTCCGTCGATGACCAGCAGGACATCATTGGTAGTGACTGTAGCTTCCCTGTAGGATAGGATGCGGAGCTTAGTCCCATGAAACTTAAACCCCACAGTTCCATTAATATCCTTGCTATATCTGAAGGTTGACCCGAAGTTGGCTGTATTGACTGCCGAGGTAAACCAGCTGCCAGTGTACCGGATAGCGGGATCTGTATCGTCATATCTGCGCCAGCCTGTCTCAGGAGTAGTAAGCTGCGAACCGATATCAGAGACAATGTAACCCTCGCTGTTGATATCAAAAGCATCAAACCATATGCTGCCGGAAGCTGCCCATATGCTTACCTTATGTCTGGTATCCGGGAGTCCTGTTTTTTCATAGCACAGAACCCCATATTGCAAAGCAGCTGCAGCGCTATAAGTCTCAATGACTCCATCTATATCCACATTCACTGCTGGGGACCCCATTGTGTTTTTGGGAGAGATGATCCGAAGCGCCGTTCCCACAAAACTGAATGTTAGTTTGGCCAGTGCGGTCGAACTAGACTGAATGCTCCCCCCTGAAGAGCCTGTGTGTGCAGAGACAGACCACCCGTTATCATAGGAAATATACGGATCCGTATTTTCATATCTGCTCCAGCCCCCTTCCGGAGAGAGTAAGGGGCTGCCCACCAATGCCAAAAGGTAGCCCGTATCATTTATGTCTATCCCATCAATGGTCAAATAGCCCGTAGTGTTGTTAACGAGCTTCACGGTATGGAAAGAATCCCCAAGCTCTAACTTCTCATACCAAAGCCCTTGCCGTACATTGGCGCCAGCCTGGCTGAAGTTGCCTTGCATTTCTCCATCGATAAATACCGTGATACTGGTGGAACTGGAGGACCACAAACTTGCGATGATGCGGAGCTTACTCCCTTTGAATTTGAACTCCACACTTCCGCCGACGGTGACATTATCGTGTTGTATATTCCCCGAGAATGCCAGCCCTGTTTCAGTCGTCCACGTGCCCGTGTAGATAAAGCCACTTGCAGATTCGTCAATTCTTTTCCAGCCGGGTTCTGGTGCTTGAAGTGCTGCCCCTAATGTAGCCATATTTCTCCTCCTTCACTAACAGTCTTATACTGGAGCAGCCTTGCTGTAGATGTTGAAGTCTCCGCCCGACATTGTATCTTCCTGTGTGGATATCCTGACATAGAAGGCGGATTCTGCTCCATCCTCAAAAATGCCGCTGAACCATATTGCTTCCTCTGGAATAAACGGACTATTATATGGACTTATCTCAATCGCCAGCTTTTCCGGAAACTCAGAAGGAGACACATAGACCATTAGATTAGTAACCGCAAACCCGGCCAGGTTCTTAACGAATACTTTTTTGGGCTCTGAGACTTGACCCGCAACAAGAGTACCGAAATCAAGCAGTTTAAAGATAGTGTCGTAACCATCCGAGTAGTAACCGGTATTCGTGCCTGTGCCGTCATGGAAGCCAATCACCGGTTTGACAAGGAATTGAACAGTAAGTTTAGGTCTTAGGCTTGCTGTAGCATGAAACGGAGAAGCGAGATAAAGCCAAGTATACTGACCGCCGGCAGCCATTCTTAGCCCATAGAAGTTTTCTTTTAAATGTGCTTTCAAGTCAATGGTATGCCATTTCCCTGCTGCGCCTGGTGTCTGAATTTGTTTGACCCGAACACTATTGGCTGTAGATGGGGCAGAACCATTAGTCCATGGACTCGTGATCGTATAAAACACTGCTCCGCCATTACCATATCTAGCATCATTTGAGGGGCTTGTTCCAGTCACGTACACATCTAAATGTGCATTAACAAGTTCGATTCCGTTGATCATATCTGCTTTTACTTGCTCAAAAGCGGAAAAGTAGATTGAAGACCACCAAAATCCTGAAGCAGAATCTGCACCCGTCCCCATTATAGTATTGGCCGTTGAGTTGCTGCGGTAGAACTGGGCACTTGCAGAATCCTCTATAATGACTGTAGGGTCAATGGCTACCGGATACACTGCATCACGCAGAAATGCTTCATCGATCACTATAACAGAGAACGTAGTCAAATCCTCGCCGGTGTCCAGATGATACTCTACCCCGTAACTGATTTTACCGGCGGCATCCTTCAGGAACGGCTTGTCTATTGACCATAGGATTACACCTTCCTCGGCATCATTGATAGAAAGTACTCCCTCTGAATTATTCAGAACAGTGCCTCCCGTCTTTACTGAAAAGACAAACTCTGTTCTGGCGGATTTATCTTTAAGCCAGATGTTCTCCTTTACAGATTCAGGAAGAACGATATATTCCACATCCACCCCGTCGAAGCAATCGACGAATCTGTATGTATTGTCTTTGATGGATGTTGACTTAGGCAGCGCATTGCAGAGTTTGAAATTAATCCACCGTTCTTTATCCTCGCCCTTAAATTCTACGCTGTATAAATGGGCATTGTCTGAGGTTTTGTCTCCAAAGTATGTCCTGAACCAGTTTGTCATGACCCCTTCGGTGAACTCCCACGCCTTCGTCTCAACAACTGTGGTATCGATATCAGCCCATGTCATCCCATCCTGATCAAGATAGTGCACCGGATAGGCGTAATAGTCCGATTGAAATTGTCCGCGTCCCATATTGAACGTCTTGGAGGTTGCTGTACGTTTTTCGTTTAGTTCCTTCATATTATCTCACCTCACCGAAGTTCCCATATTACGTTGCCGCCAACGTTTTTATGCAAAGGCGCCTCGATAATATCCACAAGGTTTCCGTTCCGCTTGATATTCAGCCGGCCATTCAAATCTTCACTGGATACAAGCTTCAAGTCGAGTCTTACCCGTTCGTTCAGCGGGATCTGGCAAATGGCCTGGAGCGCAAAGTGGATCCCGTTACTATGAAATTTTACTTTGTATCCAAAGTTGAATTGCGTAATTCCAGTTTGTCCTGAGCCTCTTTGCATTGGATTGAACAAAAACTCTGCATCCTTATAGGTAATAATATCGTTGTATATCATCGGCCTCCCGGTCAGCTGATGCGAGCTCTCGTCGGTTACATAGCTGAATTCCAGCATGTGGCCCAGCAGATTAAAAATCCCCCCATACACTTCAAAGTACGTTGCTGTTCCATTACCGAATAGCCCAAAGCGCAAAAGTTCATCCCTTCGAATGGAATGGAAGTGATTCTCTTCTTGGGTCACACAGTCGAACTCAGAAAGACAGGTCCCGTCAACATACTCGGCTGCCCAGATAAAGTTCTGGCTCACTGGTGATATTAATTCACGATTTCCGAACACTCATTATCCCCCCGTTACATTGGTTGAAAAACACCCCACTTTTCAGTGGGGCGCTGATTTACGTAAACTGATATGCGATACGGGTCAGGAAGGTAAAATTGCCCGCCGTGGCTGTTGACGGTATGTTCGCCCGCAGGGTGACTTTGGCATAATTGACCTCAGCTCCAAGCGATCCGTCATTTGCCGTACCTTTGATGCGTCCTGCTCCAGCAGCACCACCAGCTTGCACAACTTTGGTAGTTGTTCCTCCAACTGGAGTAAAAGTAGTCTCACTTAAGGAATCAACCCGGGCTTCGATCCACTTGTTCATGACCACTTCTCCGGTATTGCTTCCAAGAACGTCCTTCGTAGTAATGGTGCAGTTGGTCATGTCGGACAAGTCTGTTCCCAAGCCTTTGTTATTCCATATCAGGAAGGTTGTGGGTTGGGAAAGACTTCCTGCATCTACCACGCCTATCGGCCATTCTGTGTATTGGTTGGTATTACTCGCGTCATACCACTGAACCAATGGGGTTGCCATTTGTATGCCCTCCTTTGTTTTCTATAATTCAATATAGGTTGGCCAATTCATTTTTTAACAAAATGAAAGTTAATAAAGAAAAAACCCCTTCGGCAGGGGTTATCGTTACATGATAAATGCATATGTCTCGTCTTCGTAAATCTCTATCCTGATAGAACCTGTAAGATACGAACCTTGGATAACTTCCAGCGCAGCTGTTAAATCACTGGCAAAGCGTTCACTGACCTTGAGGGTTGTCTTCATTTCCTTGTAACCTTGATAGGGAACCGTGAGTCGGGAAGCCAGATAACCTGAGTTGACGGTTATTCTACACATTAACTGCGTATTAGCCCAAACCCCGATTACCGAGGTCACGTCTTGACTTTCAGAACGTCTTACGCGGATCGAACTGGCGATCCCGTCCTCCACTTCCTTCGCTACCATTAAAGTGGATGAGAGCATCGCGCTGTATATAATAGTGATGCTGCCCATGGAGTTAGGCCGGCTGACTCCCAGTTGTGAGGGTATTGTAGAATCATCAGATCGCCGGACTATGATTTCCGCAGGCTGGTCTCTGTTTTCCCAACGTCTGACAGTCCCCTTGCCTACTAAGAAATCTCTGGAGATCAACACCCGTGATTCTAGTATGAACTCCCGCCGTTCTCTTGCTGTTACCGATGACAGGATTTCGCGTATGTTTTGTCGGCGCACACTTATCTTCGACTGCATATTATCCCGTCTTACGGTTAGGAAGCTTTCCAGCATATCGGGGTTGAAGACCTTGAGACTACCTCCAAGCTCTGTCTTGTCCCAGGTACTTTTGACTGTTAATGAAATTCTTATGTCCTTGGACTTGTTCTGCTGTGACACCAGTTGCGTGGCCAAATCCGCGAATCCGGAGCTGCCCACGTTCGGATCGTAATACTCCACCACCAACTGCGGAGCTGCGGTTTCCCCGCGTTCCCGTGTACCCAACCGGGCGTATACATTCAACAGTTGTTGCTCAGCTTTTAGCAGCAAGCCCTGGTTCACTGATGTTCCGTTGTACCAATCCCGCACAATGTCCAGCACATTCTCTTTGGCGAACGCCTTGCTCTCAACTGCATTCAGCTCGGCAAGCTTCCTTCCATAGGAAGGTGTACTGGCCCAAGTGACTCCTACCTCTGTCCAATTCTGCTCAATAGCATAGAGCCCAATAGGTACCCCCGCCAGTTGAGACTGTTCTATGTATATTTGCAGATAAGCACTTTTCAGCCGTTGACGGGCAGGTATCGTCCCGATATCGAATTGGATCAGGCCGATGAAATCTTCCTCTCCTTCCGTCCCGATCATCATCTCCTGCTCTTCCCCGTAGTTCAGAAGCGGGACCTTCGATCTTACGAACGCATCCTTTACAGGGGAGAGCTTCAGTTGGATCATTGGAGGCGGAGTGGTGGATAGCGTACCCCGCATCTGAGCTTGTACTGAGATTGAGATGTGGCTGATTAGGTCACAGATGTTCTTGACTTGAAGGCAGCATATAAAATCATTCACATATATAGGAGTTACCAATGCATTTGCCACCATTGAAGCGTGAGGAGCTACAAAGACCGTTGACTTGAAGTCATTTCTGTACGGAACATTAATAAATGTCTTGCGTTGCTCAACAGCGTTTACTCCAACTTCGTAAAGTTCAAACTCCTGTATACCTAATTGGTTCCCCGTTGCGGGATTGCTTACCTCCCACTTGAAGTACCTGAACGTCTTGCCAAATACTTGTCCTTTAAGTATAGTTTGCCTAAGTTCGCCGCCAACCCATGCCGGAGCATCAAATACACTGTCAAGGACAACCCAATTCTCCTTGTCATTGCTTCCATAGAACGTCCAGTTGCGCGGAGTTTGCGTCGCATAGGCAGGCCGTGACGCGATCCCGTACCCCGCGATTTTCAGCGGTACGCCATAGTCAAAGATCAGCCAGCCGGTTGCCATCCCTGCCGGAGGCGCCCAAGCGTAGGTATCGCTCAAGTTGTTGTTGAACGCCAGCCACCCCGCGTGCGGCTCACTGTGCATCCCCGATACTTCAATGCTGTAGCCCTTCCAGTCTGTTGCCGTAACGGGAACGGTCACATCGATCAGACGGGCTACCGGAGGGTCAATAATTTCCTTGCGGTAAATATGAAGTGATGTCTGAATATCTGCCCAGGGCCTTACTTCGATTTCGCTCAGCAGGGAAGACGCCCCCCGGTAGCTGTTTTCCTTCACGAACACCGGTCTGAAACCGGTTGAGGTCAGGGTCACATCGGTTGTGGTTACCGAAGACAGAGACGCCGCTGCTGTCCCGCCTCTTACCGTTCGATTGGCAATACCGCCTGGCGTATTCGCGGTATGAGACCATGAGCCGCTCCAATTCCACACTCTTGTATCTCCTGCTGTGGCTGTCCCGCCAAGATCAGATTTGACCACGTTGGTGTCCCAATCGTTATCCTTGTCCGCTGCAGATACACCGCCTGTAGGAAGTCGGATCTCTGTTCGCAGGCTCCCATCGGTCTCTTCATACAGCTGCATCTCATCCAGGCTCAGGAAGTAGCCGGTGTATCCGTTATTGGCGGTTACATAGAACCGGTAAAATAAATATCCCGTGTGATTGTCGATCCTGAAATAACGGCGGGTCAATAATCCTTGTTCACCTGTCCTACTGTCTATAGTGATCCAGTCCGCCCCGTTAACACTTGCTTGCAGCGCCCAGGCGGTTGGTGCAGCCGCATTATAGGTATGTGACTGTAAGGAATACTGTCTGATTATCCTGGGCTTATCAAATGAAAACATGAGCCAGGCAGGAGCCGGATTAGGAACGACCCAGCGGTTAGTATCTCCTGCCGTCGAGTCACCATTAAAGGCTTTCCAAGCTTCATAGTTAGTACCGCTTACAGCGCTTGGTGTTATAGATACATTAGCGCCCTTATTGGAGGTCATAACAGGTATTGTCGCTACAGGTTGACGACCTAAGTCTCTGCCTCTTGCCAGCCCTTCATCATTTAACTTCTGCCAAGAAATTCCTCCTTGTATATTCCGGTCCGCAATAAACTTCATCCTGCCCTGCCTATCCTCTTCGACCGCAATAAAATAAAAATCGCCATCTGGAACGGTTACCGGCAGTGTTGGCAAAAAACGGGTTGTCATTTCTCCGAAGTTAGAGAATACCCCCAGTTCATTGGCCCTGTAAGTCCTGTAATGACAACGAATTCTGTTTCCAATATTTAGTTCGGACCCGGTTAATACCTCTTGCGGGTGAAGTAATCTGCCATCTTGGTCGATATCAATAGCATCAAGGTCAAAATGATCATTCCCTGTGTTGATAATTCCATCAGGTAGGCTTACCACTACGTCATACCTTGTTAGTGGAAGCCCCTTCTTCTCAAACAGGATAACTGTACTAACCCTATCCGCGGTTCTGGGGCTATACGTGTATTCCTGTCCATTAAGCGAAATATTCACCACAGGTTGCCGTGTATCCGCAGAAAGTCCAATGATCCTTAGCTTGGTGCCTATAAAGGAAAATTCTATTTTTGAAGCGGCTATGTTAGTTGTGGCTAGAGTATCAGCATAGTAGCCAACTCCGGAACCGGTCCTCTGAACCCAGGTTCCGCTATACTTAAATTGAGGCTGCAGATTATCATGCCGTTCCCAGCCAATCTCTGGTAACGGCAACGACGTCCCCAGCTCCCCTAAAATATACCCATCCGAATTAATATCAACTGCATCCATAAAAAACTGACCGCCGTTGGAGGTTTCGCCAAAGGTAATGATTACATCATGTAAACCCTTTGCAAGCGTCAGCTTTTCAAACACGACCACTTGGCCTATGTTGGCAGTCGGATAGTTGCTTGTAAAATAATACGCACTGCCATCTATAATAATTTTCATGTTGTCATTACGTGCCGGAAATGTACATCCGAGAATTCGCAGCCTTGAACCATAAAATCTGAACCGTATCGTGTCTTGGCCAGTGGCTAGTGTGAGTATTCTAGCAGACCCTCCGTGCATATTTGCTGTAGCTGTTGAAGAATATGCCATGTATCCATTAGGATAAGTCAACTGTGTCTCACTGCATCTCTGCCAATCTTTGTCTATGGTCAGTAACTGCACACCCAACGGGTGGCCCATGACTGAATCCGAGTCTATCTCTAGGGCGTTGAATTGGGAGTACCAATCACTTCCTACGTAGGTTTTGATGACAACGGTGTGCTTTCTCCGCTCTAAGCCTGTGATGCTGAACACAAGTGTTGGCACACCTGTACCATGACGATATGTCGGATAGGCAACACCATCAATATATACAATGTCACCACTATTCCCCATATTGTAGTTATATATCAGTCTCAAGCGGGTACCCTCGAAGGAGAAGCTGATCTCTTCCGCATTATAATGGATGATCCCGCCATATGGATTGTTTCGCTTGTACCAAATATGAGGAGATGTATCCTCAACCCTTGACCACCCATAGTCAGGAGTAGGATAAGCTTGCCCTTCAACTGTATCCGAGTAATCCTCTTCTGCATCAACAATGAACTTAACACCGTTCATCGTTGCTCCCCAGCTTCCGTTACGATAGATTTCCAAACGTATATAGCGGTATTTCTGATCCACCACATGTTCCCTGGCCGTACCAAAGGAGCAGTTATCGTAAGTGTTGTATACTCTTGGAATCAACTCTGTCCATAGCGTCTTATCATCAGAACCCAGTATCCGGTAGTCGGATATCGAATCGTCTCTTGTCCTGGGATAGAGTATCATCTTATGGATATAATGAATCTTTGTTAAAATGCTAAAGAAATCAAAATCCAGTGTAACCGTCGTGCCGCCATTTGACAGCCAATAAGTAGTAAACGCAGCAGAATCATCTATCCCGTCAAATAAATATCCCATGTAGTAGTAGTTACTGTTGTAGTAAACCCCAAAGCTGCTTGTTACAACGACTCCATTCCTGGCAGTATATACGGTCTGCCCGCTTGTTCCCCCCGTGCCGCCGCTTAAGTTGAGTTGGTATAACATCGATACACCTGCTCTCATTGTGCTCAGACTATTCATAACCATAATCGAGGAACGCATGCTTCTGTCTTACAGCGGATCTGCCTTGGCATAAATGTTAAAATCTCCGCCTGCCATAGTATCCTCTTGAGTCAGCACCCTGACATAAAAGGAAATACTTTCTCCGTCTTTTATCACGCCATTGTACACGTTGGTCTCTTCCGGAATAAACGGACTGTTGAACTGGCTTACTTCAATAGTTATTTTAGGAGGAAACTCCGGTGGTTTAATAATTATTCTTACGTTGGTTACATCAAAACCGCAGTAATTATTCAAGTTAACTTTTTGTGGTAAAGAGACTTGACCTGCCAGAAGATTCCCAAAATCAAGAGTCTGAAATACTTCGTTATTGGGCCGGTTATATGGAGAACCAACTTCATTAGTGAACAGAAGTGTTGGTATATCAATATCAAACAAGTTTACTGTAAGTTCGTCGATGAAAAACCGGTCATATCCAGACGAGGCGCTTCCATCCTTCGAGTAAGTAAAAGTCAGGACACTTTTTCCTGTAGGCAATATACTTGCGTATTTAAGCCATCCAGAATTGCCAGTGTCAATTTTAATCGCCCCGTTAATATAAAATCTGAGTCTATCGTAACCCCCTTCAGAACTGCACAGATACCAAAATGAAATCGGTGCAGCAGCAGGCAGATTAATAGTGATTGTAAAGCTTGTGGTCTGACCATCATATATCAATACATTGCTAAGTGACCTTGTTCCAGAGTGGCAAGCCTGAGAACTCAATGTATAATTTCCACTTATCGGGAACGCTCTAATTTCACTTTCATAGTCATCTGTCAAAACGTATGTCAAGGGCAACATTAGCTTTCCTCCTTGTCTAATTTCAAGTAAAGGAATACAAAAAACCAGCCCGCCACCAAGAATGCGGGGACTGGCTGTTGTGCAGCTTTTTTACGGCATTTAGGTGAGAAAAGCGATTTTCATTACAAAACTTTTTTGTAACTGATATCCAGAATGTCCGGTATTCCTTCTAATACCTTAAGCGTATCAGGAGCGAAATTAATACCAGTGTAGTCACCATTACTGTCCGTAATGTTCTCATAATGGATAGCCGGAGCCTGCAGCTGTCCGTTAATATATACGAACAAGGTGTCCTGACGTGCTGCACCTTTAGTCAGCGTGTAAGAAGTTTCGCCCCCTACGGCTTCGTAAATCTCACGTGTGGCTTCGGCTTCAACGCGTCCCAGTCCTTGCTCGGCTCCGGACAATCGGCCGGCCAGATTCAGCAACACAGCTTGTACCGTCAGTCCGGTATAGTGAGGGTCAGTGATAACCCCCACCAGGCTTGCACCTTTACCCGCGGATGCAGCTGCCAGGTCGTTGCGGATTGCGGCATCAGCATTTGTCCGTGCCGTTACCTCATTAGTGACTTGCTGCGCCATTGGGGTTACCAGATTGGCATTGCCATCATTGTCCAACGTACCGGACCCGCCATACAAGTCCTTCATGATTTGAATGAGATTCATATAGGCCTTGGCGTCTGTCGCCCCTTCGACGAATCCTGCCCCGCCTTTAATGACTGCATCGACTGGAATGACCGACAGGTTAGTGCGTATAACAAAGCGGTAGTCAATATTTTTGGCGCCTGCTGCAAAGGTGTAAGAGGTCTCCGCTCCGTTCACTATGCTGTAGAACTTCAGTGTATAAACTCCTGTATTTTCCTCCAGGCGGCCATAGACCACATCAGAATCTGCATCACCGATTGGGGAATCCGTTCCGGTTACCCGGATCCAAACCTTCTCACTCAGAACCACACCTTCCGTTGTGCTGGAGGTCGAAACTTCCCTGGCACCGACATCCGCCGAAACCACCAGTTGGCTTAACCCTGCAACTGCCTTGTCATTGACCTGAACGAACACATCAATTTTGGTGTCCTCCAGTATGTCCCTATGCGCGGCATAATCGATAGCGATGTACCTTTCGCTGATTTTGTTCGCTTCGTCAAAGTGCTGATCACGCATAATTTTGTTGTTAAACTGCTCACCGCGAAACCGTGCAATACCTCTTGTTCCTGCCATACTTAATCATCTCTCCTTTCTTGTCTTGCCTATATCAATATAGGGTTAGCACTGGTATTGTTCACATAGGAACGTAATCACAGCACTTGGATAACCAGTTCCACGGTCAATCCTTCCATGCCAGCACCCGCTGTAAGGATATTTAGTCTGTAATGATCATTTTCTTTAATTTCTGTGTCGAATATCGAGTAAGGCAAGCCGCTTATATCGCTTGAACGTTCCCCCCCGTCAATAACCAAGTTGGATTTCAGAATGCTTGTCCAGACGGGCGTTGTTGTAAAATCTTCGTGAGTGCACCGCTCAATTGTGATCTCAGTGGGGTCCAGCCCCGTAATTTCGCAATCAGCATGTATTGCTGTGACGACTCCATTGTAAGGAAACCGGAGACCTGCCTTGACCACACCCTGTTTAACTTTATTGACTACGAATACCATGGTTTTACTCTCCGCACGCTGTTCGATCGAATCCAATCTAGCGTCAAGATCTGCATGTGGAGAGTCCCCATTCCCATATTTCCTTGCCTTAACAATTTCGGTCTCGATGCTTTTTAATAATTCATTGTCTACTCCACCTTCGTTGCCTTCCCCTCGCTCAAGGTACTCTAGCTTCCAGATCCGTACATGAATCTCATCCTTCAGCGACAAAGATACGGGGCTACCGGCCAGAGAGGTGTCACTGAAATCTGTCGGGTAGCTGCCCAGGTCAAGCCGGAGGGTCCGTTCATCCACCTCCTCATAGCCTCCGCCTGACAGAAGATGCTGTCCATTATAGTGAACCTCCAGTTGACCAATATCGGGGACATAGGTGTAAGGATCAAGGTACACCAACAGACCATTGCCAGTATCGAGGTACTGCTGGTCAATGATAATCTCGAGGTCATCCCAGTACATCATCCGCTCATTTTTGCCGTAACGCTTAAGTGTCATCTTCGTTCCTGCCATACACACCCACCTCTCTACACGTGATTAATATCCAGTATGAAATCCATGGGTTTAATCCCGAAGTGCTCCGACTTCCGCTCTACCTTCATCCAGAACTTCCTACTCTCCAAAGGGGCCACCTCAGGGAGTTCAAGCATCGGTGAAAAGGCCAGCAGAGGCGCATCTGTTCCATCATCGCCGCATAGGTCCACCCATTCATACCCAAAACAATCCAGATATTGCAGAATTCCCAGCTTCACCTGGCGTGCAGGTTTGGTCGTTGACGGATTAAAAACCTCCATTTGTACCAAGAGCTTGTTGTCATACATCGTACCCAGATAGGTTTCTCCTGTAACACTCAGTTCCTTGCCTTTCCAGTGAACCTTTAATTCAGTCCCATACAGGAAGGAGTCGCCTCCATAGATGTCAAATGCCTCTAAGCTGGACACTAGATTGCCTTGTCTGTCATATACTTTCAGGATCCCGTTGTAGGGTGCCGACGGGATCTTAATATCGACACCAGTCCAGTTCTTCTCCACTGTAGCTGATGCAACAGAGGCTCCATCATCATTACAGAGGTACACAGAGAATCCTTCGGGTAAATTGCCAATGGTAATCTTGTCACTCCTGCAAAGCACGATCCGGTCAATTCGCATCGGGTCGTATCCGTTCACCGGCTTGCCTTTTAGTACGACCCCTATTCTGCTTGCGACCAAGGAGTCCGTATCAAATAATTCCCAGCCCGCTCCACGGTCGGCATAAAAGGTCCAGCGGTTCCCCTCACGAAGCGCCCGCCATTTGCTGTACTCCCTCGCTGCAGTATCCATGCTCTCCAGGAACTCGATCCGCGATTCCCCGTCCTTCCAGACAACGATCCCCCCCTCATCTCCGTACTCAGTCGGGACGTAGTCAGCCGTTACTTCCAGCAGCAGGTTATACTGACTATCAGGAATGTCAAACAGCATTAGATTATCTTCTTCAGCGTGATTCAACACAATGTGACCGGAATCCTTATCCAGGCAGCCTGTATTTGCAGGAGAAAAGGAATAGCGGGAATGGATGCTTCCGCTATCGAACCCGTCATCGAAGATTAAACCGCTTGTTTTCTTATATACACCCAATGATTTCACCTACCTTGTCTTCTTCCAGTTCCAGATGTTCCATGATGCTATTTTGCCGGCGATCAGCCACAGGCGGGCTTTTTTGCTCTCGGGATGTGTTATTAATTGGCCTTCTTCTGCTTCCCCAATGGCTGTTTCGATGATCTTATGGCGTTTGGCGCTCTCTGCTTGCTGGATGCCAGTTTCTACTGCCTTTTTCTTGCGTTTCGCTCCTAATGGTTCCTTGATTTCTGTTACCTGAGTTACAAGCTTCCGCCCAGCATCAGCAGAGGTTTCGATATCCGTCTTGAATCGTTGACGCTTTCTGCCTGCATCTGTGCTCTGCTGAATATCAGTTTCCCTAACCTGCCGCTTGCGGATAGACTTTGATATCTCTTGAATATCAGCCCCGTTTGTTGGCGTAATGCTCTCTGCCTCCTCAGCAGAGGCCACACCCCCGCTCATAAGACTAAGGATATTCTGCGCTGACTCCCCAGCCTGAACGGCAGCATTTAACATTGTACCGCTGTGGCTGCTATCCAACTCATTAATTAGACCCGGCAGGATAACCTCTCCGATAGAATTAGAACCCTCATCATGCTTAACTGCATCCACTGACGTCTCACCTTTTCCTGAATCTCCATGTTCAAGAAGAATATCATCCCTGTTAACAGATTCAGCCATTTCAACCGTATGATGAACACTACACCCTTCAGGCACAAGGACATCACCCCATTCGTGTTCATGAAGAACACTCTCGTAATTAGGCGCTTCGACATCAGCGGAATGAGCTGCGGTCAGCTGTGAATCATAATCCGAAGCCGAATCAGCCTTCGTGTCCGTATGCATGTCAGAAACGATCTCCCTGTCTCTGTAACTGGAAACTTCCGTTTCCTGTCCCTCCGCATTGAACTCAGTAACGTAACCCGCACCTGAGTTCTCCTTGTGGTTATGATAGGTTAGATAATCCTTGTAACTGGAAACCTCTGTCTTCTGTACAACAACATTCTTAAATCTGTCATGATAGTCGGCCACTTCACTCATTGGATGGTTAGTGTCAAGGAATGCCAGACCGTTTTCTGCCATTTCTTTCAGATCCAGAACACCTTGTTTGACAGGATTGCTTGCCCCATATTCGGGGTCATTTCGTTCAGCAAGCCTTCCGTTGGCTTCTGTGATTGCTCTGCCAATATCATGTGTGAACACCTCTTTGCTTTCTCCGGACAGATCACCCGTTACCGGTGTTTCCATACGCCCGTCGTATCCCATTTGTATCATGGCCTGTTCAGGAACAGCCCTCACTGCAGCTACATTATTATTCGATACAGCATGTTTCGGCCTGTCTTCTATAGCGGATAAATTGCTGCTTGAGACAGCAGTTTCTGTTAAACTAACAACTCCTTCGAGGTTTCCGTCTGGCTCTGCTACTTCCGTAATGCTGTACATTGCATCTGTTCGGTTAACTACCAAGGCCTTTTGCAGAGACTCTATTACCGACTTTTTAAGAACTGACACATTAGCTTCGGATAGGTCTCCAGAGGCAGCCTTCATCACAATATCTTCAATTCCGGATTCAATGTGCTCAAATATTTGGGAGCCGTACATAATCTCCATGAGCCTCGCAAGTCTGGTGACTTCAGGGTCACCTGCTACAGTATGTTTAATATTCTCAGTAAGTATTATTGAGTCTGCGTATCCCCCAGCATCGAAATGATTCTCTGCTTCCAAGAAAAGATCGGAGTCAGCATCCTCTGCAAGATCGGTACCGCCGTAAGTATGCTTTATGAGTTCAGCAAATCCAGCACTGTACGTATTTGAAATTGAAAAAGCCTGTGGTGTAGCAGCTTCAGCATTGTTCCTGTTAACAGCATTATGAACCTCGTACACTGCATCAAATCCTACTCCTGAAGTGTCGCTTGACTGCCCCCCTTGAATTTCTGTTTCCAGCACTTCCTGCGTCACATTACGCGAAGGGGAGAACTCGCCTATTTTTCCATGCAGTGTATCTTGCGGAAGTTTGGCCGTTGAGAACACCACAAATTCTGTCTCACCTTCAAAAGTGTCATCCTTGAATCCGGCTGCAAATCCTTGAATCCGGCTGATAAAATCCGTGCTTCGGTTCTCTGTAGGACTGAAATTCACCATGCTCTCCGAAACTTTCGGCTTCTCTTTGACAACTAACTCTTTCATAGGCTCCCATGATTCCGGGACCACCTGCTCGGAATGCGTATACCCGTTTACCTCCCGAATGTCCAGCTCATCTGGGATGCAGTTGGATTTGGCAGCAGAATGAACGTCAATTTCCAGAGGCTTCTCACTGTAAGGATTATACGTGTCTACAACAGAATCTATATCAACACCCTCACCAATCATGTTATCGCCTGTTTCAGCGTCCGTTAGTGTGCGGTAGTCAGCATGTATCCCTTCCATGTTCATCGTTTCAGGAACAAATGGTGCGCTCATTAGTACAGGGGTTACTTGTACGGCAATTGGGGCTCTTGCCGTACTGCTATCAGCAGCCAAAAATTGATGAATGTCGTTGAGGTAGTTTACAACGGTAGCTAGAACGGACTCCATGCCTGTTCCCTCAATCTCATACGTATATTCTGCTTGGAACGTTGTTCCAAAAACCCCTGTCGCCGTGCTTGGTACTTTACCTGCACCTTTCATCGTATCTTCAAGAAAAGCGCTATACGTACTATTGATCGGAGCAGTCAGATGATAGTTGTTATTGACGTTAACCAGGTAATCTAGACCAAGCTTCAGTTCATAGCCCTTTTTAGTAAAAAGGGCGGTGAAACTGAGCAGGTAAGATTTTTTACCGTTCAGCATTTCACCGCCTGCCTCCCTTGCTTATAAGATTAGCTATTATTACTGATTCTTAATGAGCGTCTCCTTCAGGATACCCAGGCCAATTGGTGCAAAAGGAGACATGTTCGCCAGAGTGAGGGGACTGATAGGAGTGTCGGCCAAAGTATAGCGGTACAATTGCTTGTAGTCATAAGTTGCAATGATTTCATCGCCATCCTCAGGTATCTTGTCCGATGCAAAAGTGATAGCTTTAGTCTCCATCTCTATGGTGTAGTCGGTACCGTATTTCATCTCTTCACAAGCGACTTTAACCAGAAGGTGAAATGGAGTTCCGTCGTCTTTCAATGAAGGACGATGCGACAAATGGAATGTAGCCTTTAAGCCGTCGCCTTTACCCAAATCCTCATTATCTGCAGTTTCAACAACCTCAAGCTCATCGAGTTGGGAAATATTCTTTGGATGAACCGCATAACATTCATCCAGTTTCCCCACGAAACCATCATTTGGATGGACAATATACATCGGAGAAATATGATATTTCCCGCTGTATACAGAAGGATTGAACCGGGCCTCGCCACCATCCACCAGCTTGTCATGCGAAATAAAGGCAAGGTAGTGATTCTGATAGTATGTGCCGCCGATGGATTGCTGAAGCTGCACTGAGCTGTTTCCGTTCGATGTATTGTTGCCATAGTCTACATAAACAGCACCAAGCTTCATATCGGCTTTCCATTTAATCTCGTCCTTCGCCCGGCATCCAGACATGATAAGATTATTTTTTCGCGGCTCTTTACCAAGTGTAGTCAGCCGGCCAATGTATAACGGCGCGTAATAGGTATTTTCCGGGCCCGGTGTCGGGTCAGGGCGAAGGAACATAATGATACGGTCCTTGGTGATGTTGCCCCAATAATACATTGTTGAATCTCGCTGCCAGCCCCGGGAGAAATCATCAAGCGGAGTGAATGAAATAGATGTAGGCAGAGACGGGTACAGATAGTAAAGAGCAGTGTAAGCTGCATTAAGCAACTGTTCGCCGGCATCAGGATCGAACGACTTTACTGCGACATCGCCATAATCCAGAGTGTTCGTTCCTGTAGCATTGAGCACTATGATATAGGACGCATCCATCTCGGCGCCTGCATCCGGCGCAGTCCCGTTAATGGTAATCGTATTTGTAGCATAATTGATCGTATACTGGTCAGGCAGTACGGCTATTTTGTTCTTATACAGAGTAAGGGAACCCTCTTTGATCGTTGCCGTTGTCGGGATCTGGAACACCTTTCTAGTACCGTCACCATCAGGCAGAATGGATTCGGGATCACCTACATATACGGTTCCGCTCATGCCCTGAACAATTTTCTCTCCACGCACATCATCAAAGGTAAAGAAATACATCCGCTTCGGAGGTCTTGGTGCAATCTGGGAGGGTTCATAGGACACTGTGTACTTATCTGTGCGCACCAAAGGTGTAGTCATAATGGCTTCTCCCTTGAACTCGTTTAGTACATATTCCTCTTTGGGCACCACCAGACCGTTCTTATAAATAATTACGGTATCACCCTTAATGGGATGAACCTTGAACTGAAGGCCTGTAGTAGAACCTTCGATAGGCAGTAGCTGGCCAAGTACAGAGTTCTGAGAGATAAAGTCTGCTTCGCCCAGATTGGCACTTGCCTTTGTTCCATAACCGTAGACCATACCGAAGTTTCTTACTTGTCCATCACTTCCGGTGGAGCGGAACAGACGAACGTCAGCAAATTTCGTATTTTTGTAAACAGAACGGTATTTGATGAATGTATTCCAGCCGTTCTGATTAAATAGTTGTTCAAGTTCTGAGGGCAGCTGTTGAATATTAGAATCTCTATCGAACCACATAAATTGATCACCCCTGTTTTAATTTACCAGTCCCTCTGGAGGGAGCTTGACTGCTTATGGCGCTAAATGCGCCGGAATTTCCATGCCCTCTTCATCAACGGAATTGATATAGAGTCCGATACCCGCAGGTCTGTACTGCGTCCCCGGTTTTTTGGTAAATGGAGAAATACCTTCTACCAAAAAGTAGCGGAACACATCGTATTCATTAGGGCAGAGCGCCTTGCGGACGCGAAGCTTGTTTGCGTTGAATGAGAGTGCGGAGAGGGCAACGGTATCTTTGAGCGCCCCGCGGACACCTTCCTCCGGGTGTATCAGATACACTTTGGAGGTGTGCACCTTCTGGCTGTATCTTGAAGGATTGAAAGAATACTTGTAAAGCGGGTTTTCCGCCCCGTTCCAGGCTCTAGGGTAGTCCTTTCCGTCTTTGCTTCTCTCAGGAGTAATTGCATTTGGGGGCGCATTCCATGAGAGGTAATACGCTTGATAACGGGAACCCAGCTTTGAGCGGCTCATCATCACACTGTCCAGACCATTTGCGGGATATTTCGGATAGGTTTTCAGCAAAGGCAATATGCTTGGCATACGTGTGGTGTTATCGAAATCGTATTTGGCTATTCCGTCAATGGTACTTTCCCGCGGCACTGAACCTGCGAACATCGCATATGCCTCATCCCCTTCCTCGATAGGTTCGATCTTTCCGAAGTATAGAGGAATCGAAGGAACCAGATTACCTTCAGGAGCGGGCACATTATCCGCCTGGATGATCAGGAAGAGATTGGTGCCTGTCAAGTGCCCCTTGATGGAGAGTTCAGAATCATACCACCAGTTGGTGAATTGTGCCGGAGCGGACAGGCCCGAAGAGTAGTAACTATCCAGGAGATTTGTCCGGAGCCCTGCAGTCATTATTGGCGACTGCATCCGCTCAAGATGCGCTTTAGTAACTGTATAGACTCCCGAAGTATTTGCATCCGTTTTCCATGCCGCTTCTTCCACTTCAATATCCAGTGCAGCCCTTAGTTGAGTGTCTTCCTCACTACCGTTCCATTGAAGAATTATGTCAGGGTTATTCGGGATGAGTCCTGCAAGCTTTTCGATCATGTAGACATAAAGCGTATGAGGCGCACGGTAATTCCTGAATTCGTTCGTAGCCCACACAGCGAATTCTTTGGCCGGAATTTCATTCGGATCTTTGTTGATTGCCCTCATTGCCCCGATTGTCATTTCCCAGCTGCCTGCGATCGCTACCCCGAACATCTTACCTTCAGCATTCTCATAAATGAAGTGCTCTGCCACGGTATTACGCACTACAGAAGTCGCTGTAGTTGTACCGCTTGGCTTCGTCCACTTGGCATCATAGATTACTTTCTTGACGTTAGCGGCTACCTTCCAGTTCTCTGTGGCAAGAAGCTCTCCAAGCTTTGCCTGCAAATCCACTTCCGTTACCTTAGGGGTAAACGAAGCAGGAGTTGTGTCGATAAATGCCATATATATAACACCCCTTTTTACTAGATTTTATATATTAAGCCCCAGAATAAACGGGACAGTATACCAGGTACTCCCAGCTAGTTCCATCTCCATCGGAGCTCATCACAACCTTAATCTGCGTTACACCGCCAACAGGATAATAGTTAAAGCTAAGTTCTCCGCTTCCGGAGACCAGTGTTTTGGTTGAGGCCAGTAACTGATTCTGATAATAGATGTCCATCCGGTCAGCAACGCCGTACATATCGTAGGTGACTCTGACTTTCCCGGCATTCGCTCCCATTTCATGATATTTCTCGGTCAAACGGCCACCGCCGGTATCATTGGATAATCCGCATTGCAGCGTGTTAGCTGGTGGTGGTGGTGGTGGCGGTGGTGGCGGCGGTACTGGTTTGGCATAGACATTCACCGTGGCCTCAGCCGTTGCCGTCTGCCCCAGCTCGTTCCAGACCGTGAATTGCACGGTGAACGTTCCTGCTGAGTTGAACGTGTAACTGCTTTCTCCTGCAGAGTATGTCCCCTGGTTGATGTTGCTCGCCACATTCCACTTAAAGTTGGTTATGGGCGAGTGCGTACTGTATATGGATGTGAACCTGACTGAGCTTCCTTCCTCGACAGAAATGCTTGCCGGGTTAATACTTACGCTGAGTTCAGGCGGTTCAGGTGCCGGCGGAGGAATCTCAGGGAGCTCATAGCCCTCCATGAGGATTCCCAGACCCGCAGGCCGGAAGCCGGTGGCCGGCCTTTTCGTCAACGGCGAAATGCCTTCTACCAGGTAATAAGAGTAAATGGAGTACTTATTCTCATCATCGCAATAATCTCTGACGGCCTTCAACTCGTCACCATTCAATATAGACAGGGGAGATACCAAAATAACGTTTCGCAGCGTTCCGTAGGTTCCATCTTCAGGATGGATAAGGAGTGCTCGCGAAGAGTGGGCCTTTTCACTATATCTTGATGGGTTAAACTGGTATTTATACGAACCCGAGGTATAGGTATTCCAGTATCTTGGATAGTTTTTCCCTTCCGCGTCCTCTCTAAAAGGCGGCATTTGGCCTTGTGGAATATTCCAGGAAATATAATGTGCCTGATATCTGGCTCCATACTTTGTCCGTTTAACCATAACAGAGTCAATTCCATTGCTCGGATAGTTGGGATATTCCTTCAATACCGGATGAATAATCTCTTGCTTGACAGCTGTATTCTCGAAATCAAATCCTCCGGATTGTTTAAGAGCGGCATCCAGACTCAGACCGTCCTTATTAAAAGCAGTGCCAGAGAATAATGCGGAAGGCGTTCCGTCCGCGTTCTTGATGGTTTGGATACTGAACTCAAGCCACATTCTGGCTGAAACCGGCTGGTATCCGCTTACTCCATCTCCACTGACAGCTTCTACGGTCACTGTGTTCTTGCCCTGAATCTCGGTGATATCAAATTCACCCATAAACTGCGCATCTTCCTTGTTATCCGTAGGCTGAACCGCTGCCGCAGTATTGAACACCCCGATTTCCTTACCCGCAATCTTCAGTGTCACAGACTCATCCGGCATATCTCCATCCGTATCCCCCATCAGCCACACCCGCACCTTGGAGCCGCTGTTGATCATCGGTTTTCCTGAAGAAATAACCGAGGACTTGACTGTTTTGCGCAAAAAATCAAATGTAATTTCCCGCCTGACAACCTCTTCTGGAGATGTCCCCACATCGAAATCACCCATATACAGCGGGATGGCCGGCACGGCATTGTTGTCCCATATAGGGGCGGTATCAGCGAGAATAATAAGCATCAGTGACTTTCCGTCAACGAATCCTTTGACAAAGACCTTGCTGTCATCCCACCAGTTCGTATATTTCACATCCATAGTATTCAACAGATCTATGTGCTCCAGCTGCGGAATACGGGTACGTGCGGTTACTATTGGAGATTGGTAAATCTGCGGGAATTTATCGGTAACTTTATGCTGCAAAGAACGGGTAGTAGCATTCACCCCCCACATTGAGGTTTGAACTTCAACATCCAGTGCCAGCCGTTTCAGATCATCGCTATTATCCCAGCCAACAATAAATTTCCCATTGCCGATCCACTTCTCCATCTGATAGAAATATAGCGTGTGGCGCTCATACAGACTTTCTTCTTCTGCCTTCTGTATAGCCCATGAGAACACGCTCATATCTTGCGGTCTTAGTTCCGTGCCAAATCCCCTTCCTGTTCCACTGTCTGGGTCAGGTATGGCAAAGGGAACTTTACATCCGGTATCCTGCATCGGCTTCTTGATATGGGCCAGCATCGCCATGCCAAAAATATGACCGGATATATTCTTCACCACATGGTGTTTCGCAATATAAAAATCGAATTCATCCTTCCCCTGCACAGGGCTGTAGTAAATCTCGCACAAGCCTGATACACCTGGCTCAAAAGTAAGCGTGTGCGTCTGATCTGCATTGTCAGCTGAAGTGTAGTAGGAAGCGGGACAAGGCACTCCATCCAAATATACGTAATACTCTCCGTACATTGATGAAGGAACGTTGATCTTCGGATTGCCCAGAGGTAAGAAGAACTTCATTACCGTTGGTTTCGTAAGTTTACTGGGGTACGAAACTTTAGTAAATTCCGATACTTTTGTCCAACCGTTGTTAACACAGATTCCGGCAAGTCCTTCCAGCAAATATTCTTCATTCAGCATTGCATCGAGCCAGGGGGTGGGTTGGTAAGAGGTATCAGCCATTGAATCACCTTCTTTCTATTTGAGTGTTTGATAATTCACCCAAATAAATTTTGGCTTGCCACCCTCATTGAAAAATTCAAAATGAAGCTGAGTGCCCGCTTTACATGGGATTATTGCGGTTAAGTACATGCCTTCCGGCAAGTCCTTTGTGTAAATATTTCTACAAACCAGCTGGCTGCCTACGTAAAGATTCCAGTAGTCCCGCACCTCATACTGGGAGACCCCGACAGCTATAGATAACAGCTCGCAGTCTTCGGCAACAGCCAGTTTGCTCTCCACCTTGCCCGCAGATGCTGATTCTATCATGATCCCTTCAATGTACGGGTTGGTTTTGGTCGGCATAAAAGGCGGGTCAAGCCTGCCCCCCACTAAATAATTCGCAAAATTAACACCGCTGGACACCCGTTACACCGCCTTTATATATTCAAGCTCCAGATTTTTAAATAATCCGTTCTCTCTAATAATAGTGCCGATAACTGTACTAAAAGATGCGATATCCGTTTCCTCTTCTAACTGTTCGTTAATTACAGTAGGAGAGGAAATCTCCAGCACAAATCCATCCACGATCAGATTCTCATTTCTAATGAGAGTAAGAATTTCGATCACACCGTTGTCATAGGTATAAATGACAGAAGTGATTAATGTGGCGTAACCTACCATCTCCCTCCTTGCTTCCACATTGATAACGTTTGGTTCCGCAGTTGTGTTGTTGATTATCGTCAGGTCATCTCCACTTGAGTATAGACCGGACTTTTGCAGCTCCCTGCGGATCAGATCCAGAATTGGAAATATCTCATTAGCGTTAATAAAGTTGCGGTTCTCCATACTTCCCCTCACCTCACAATGCAATATAAGAAAAAGCAAGGAACATTTAACGCCAGAGACGTAATCGTTCCTTGCTCATTGATTTTCATCCGGTTTCCGAAAGGGTCTGCCAGGTTAACTCCAGGTAATTCTGAAGACCTTGGCTGTTGCCAACCAGCCTGTTTCCTTTGACCATATAGTAGTTAGCGGTGAATGTCTTCGCATCGTACACGTATACAGCGTCCAGAATTTCAATTAAAGGGTTTCCTTTGATGACCACATTTTTGGTTCTGGCCTGCCGTTTATAATCGAAGAAAATTTTATTCGCGATCTCCTCCTTGAGCCCCCTCATAGAATCTCCTTCCTTCTCTTCAATCCAGTCCAGCTGGCTGCCGGCAGTGCGGATACTTCCCTTAGTGGCCAGTATCAGCGATTTGTCAAAAAAGTGCTCTACCAGCCCTGTTGTGCCGGAGATCATTAGATGGTTGCGTACCCGTGAATAATCTGTTGAGGAAGTGATCTCGAACAGATTATCCCCGTCAATAAATTCCCACTTGGTACCGGCGACAACTGCCCAGTCAGGGGAGTCCAGGAAATTCATCCGCTCCATTCTGAAAGTTCCGTATCTGTCGGTGTATAGCCTGTAGGGAAGGTCTTGGATAAGTGTCTGCAGGGAATCGCTGGCCCTTGTACCGATTGGGAATAATAGCTGGGCAACAAACGGATTCTGCCACCCTCCTACGGTCATGATGGATTCCTCAGAGACAGCTTCAAGTTCCCCGGTTTCTTTATTGAATTTCATAAAAGTGTTCTTGCCTTTATTGACATCAATATATACAGTGTCATCAATGACGTAGTCAGGATGGGAAAGATCTTCCGCATGAACCTTCCATTTTGTCATCCCTGCCGCCACCACGATATCCTCTACGATGCTCGATTTAATCCAGGCGTAGGCTCCGCTATCCCCGGCAAAAGCCTCCTCAGGCGGGTACTGCATCGGTTTATAGAAAACAAACTCTTCCAGCATATCGAACCGGTCAACACAGCCAAATGAAACCGTTCCTTTCTCGGAGTTCTCCATAATTTCTCCTTTGATTACACCGGTGAATACCCGTACAACTTCATCTCCGTATCCAGCGTAAATACGAATAGGGGTATATTCACTGATCACATGCCTTAGCTCACCTTCTTCGTAATAGCTTAGAGGCGAGGCATCAAGTTTATATGAATCAGGAAACTCCGGACTTCTCTCCCAAGTAGGCGAATATCTTCCAGATTCATTGTTTAACGTAATCTTGGCAGTTGTTGAAGTCATATCGATATGAGTGTTTACTTCCCACTCCATGACATCCGTTTCAATCGTGTACATCTCCTCAAAGGCGAAATCTCCGACCTCATACCACTTCTCCTTATACGTACTGGCAATGTGTGTTGCAAACTGCTCAATGGCATAATCATTGGCAGCATACTTGACACTGTCCAGAAAGAAGGTCCCTGACGTAACTGCAAACAGAATTCGGCTGGTGTAATTATAGTCAAAGGCTTCACCGCGGATTCCAGTGTTTACCCATACATCTTTGTTTTTAATGTAGACATCTATATCCGTGTCATCATGGCACACTACTGTGTATTCAACATAATCAGCTGTGTTGTCAATGACGTAGGTACCTCCGCCGCTGGTATAGATCTCGCCTTCATTGATATGGAGCAGGAATGCTATTTTGCCGTCGCCAATGACCAGTTTCCCGTTAGTGCCTGGAGAAGTCTTCACCTTAAAATTAATCGTGAAAGGAAATTTTTTGATTTTGCCGAGGCGTTCAATGCCTGCTTCCCCGCCGAAAGTGGCAATCGCCTGACTGTCCCCCTTATCCGCTTGCTTCACAGTTCCGTAAGGTGTCCAGTGATTGGCACTGTTCATGTTATCCTCAAAAGCCCATACCTGCTTCTGCTCCACCGTTTCGACATCAAACTCATTGGCCCTGATCCATAAAAGTCCGAATTTGCCCGCCGAAGCCTTGGCCGAGTTGGACAAGGAGATTTCCACCCTGTGATGCCCCTTCAGCATAGGAATAGAAGCCGGATATGCAACCCCATTCTTAGCGCTGACCCCTTTAATTTGTGCTATAAGATAATCATCTACTTTTATGGTGATCACATCTTGGAGCTCAAGATCGGCGAAGTAGGCCCATGCCAGATTTCCAGCCTTGATCCAGTCATGTTCGAAGACAAGGGTCTTGGCCTTACCGGCCCCTCCTGTTGCCTGAAATCCGAGAACATTAAACATTGAACTGTCCTCAACAGCTATAAATTGCTCGGCTCCGTTCAGCGTGGTGTATTTTGTGGCATCCAGATTCGTTTTTTTGGAAGTGAAATCCTTGAAATAGGTTTGCCTGGTGGTTGTTCGGTTGAGCTGATAGGTCACAATCTCTTTATCAATCCCGGAATCGGATGTATGACTTTTCCCGTCACCGAATTCAGTGACCCGAAGGACCACGGGCCGTCTGCCGAACTCAAGAGCCTTCGCATTGTTTTCCATTAGAATATCGATCCGGTTTCCTTTGATGTCTCCACCGGTATCGTCTGCTAAATACACCCCCCAGCTTGTTCCGTTCACAATGAGCTCCACTTTGCTTTTCAACGGAATTACGGAAGGATCGACGGCGATGATCCGCCAGTTATTCCATTTCCGAACATCCGTACCTCCCTTTGTTATTCCGGTACATCCGGTACAAGCGGAAGTATATGCAGTGGCTTCCATGTTATATTCGACGTAGCTGCCGCTGTCCAGCGGCGCAACACCACTACTTGAATCTTTGAGTGCGGCACTGGCAGTAGGTGTTTTGGATGGAGCTTGAATCGTTTTCTTCCCGCGTAAAAAAGGTTCAGGATTTTGCGGTACATCGTTCAGCCGGACCTCAAAATGCAAGTGGGTCCCGTCACCGCCTCCACTGGATATCGAGCGTCCGCTGTTGCCCCCGAGGCCGAGCAACCCTCCTGCTTCAATGTGCTCTCCTTTTCCGGCGATAAGCTTATTTAAATGCGCATACCTGGTCTGCCACCCGTTTCCATGATCGACATAGACAACTCTGCCATAGCCGTTAAGAGTTTCGGATACTTTGATAGTGCCGCCCCACACCGCGTATACAGGATCATTCATGGCCAAATCAAGATCGATCCCCTTGTGGCGCTTACGTGAACATCTGGGATCAGTCTCGAACCAGTCAGTGATCCGCATGCCGTTAATATGGAGGTCATCATTCGTGCTCCCGCTCATAGTTACGCTATCCTTGATCGGAAAAGAGAAGGAAGCGTTACGCAGCTCAGTGGAAGTATCAATATTAGTTCCATCAATATAGTTCGTCAGTTTCTCGGCGGCGTCTATCGACAACAGGTCAGAAACGGCAGTATCATACACATACTGAGCTGCGTCGTATTTTCTGCGAAGACCTCTGATGTAAGTCATCTTATCCAGTTCAACGATTACCTTGGGTGCGTTACCCTGGGCATTAATCCGATCCTTAATCCCTTGAAGCATTCGATTGGAAGGATAGCTTACGTCTGATACATATGCCACTCCAATCACCCCCTATCTAAACTTCTCCATAGTAAACTCAATGAATTTATTCAAGAACGTTACCGCTTCTGCTCTGGTTATACAGGATTCCGGTTCAAACTTCCCGTCAATATAAAGAGGAAATACATAGCAGCCATCATGGAATTTCTCATCCAGCAGCGTTAGAACATCTTTGCCGTACCATTTGTCCTGTATCTCCGACTTGTCCGTTATTGCCCTTTCGGGAGCACTCTTATAGGAAAATGGCCGGTCAGTAAATCTGTTATGAAGATTCTCATAGATTCTGCTTACAAGTGCAAAAAAATCCCCTCGTCTGATCCGGACGTTTGGAAAGAATCTGTCGTTCAATCGAATACAAGAAGATTCAACGATAATCGTCTCCACTTTGTGCTTTGGTGCACCGCTTATTCTAGTGTTATATCCTACAACCGCAGGAAAACCATTATACATATAAGGGAGATAAAATCTGCCTTTATAGACTACGAATACATCGCGTTTAAATCCCACTGCGTCCCTAATTTTCAAATCCGCATTTTCACCGGAATTCACAGTAACCAGCTTTCGCTTCAGCTTCACTCCAAGCACAGTACAGGTCTCGGGCGAATTGCTCATACTAAAAAAATACCCTGCTTTTTCTGTTATGTCGGCAGACGGCAACCGGTAATCGGAGCATCCCTCGTATGGAGATTCCACACAACCCATGTCCTTATAATCAGGTCTGCCATAAGCTACACACACCACCTCTATTCCAGCTGTGAGCGGATTGGACAGAGTAACTTTGCCATTCTCAATCTTCTCGGGAAGCACTTCTACCCCGTTGACTATGACGAACATCGGATTCTCACTGTGATACTTATACTCGGGAACCAAAAACTCCTGTTGTTTGTCAATCGTGACGAATCTCTTAACCACACGCTCGAAGCCAGTCATGAAGACGTTATATGTCATACCGCCAAGCACATCTATCTCACCGGTGCTGTCTGTTTTGAGTCTGCTGGCTTCCAGCGTATCACGGTAAAACCAGTCCAGAGGATCCACATCGATCCATCGTTTCATCCTAATTCCCCCTCAAGAGCTTATCTACATGACTGTATGTCCGCATCAGCAATGCAATAACCTCTGCCCTTGTTGCCGCCTCGTCTGGTCTAAAATAACTGACGGCCTCCCCATCCTGTTCCCAGTTAGTTGCAATCAAGCCCATTTGCTGCATTTCGTTGATGTATTCCTTGGCCCAATGGGTATCGATGTCAATAAAATCCGTCCGGTAACGATACTCGAACTCCTGTTTCCGAACAAGAGACATCCCGATCGTGACTATATATTTAGTCTCAAGCTCAGCTGTTTTCACCTCAGGCTCCCCGGTAATAATTCCGTTGTAAATGGTTCCTTTTTCATCGTAATATTTATGCTTGGAGCCAATGAACTGCAACCAGTCGGCATATTCCTTTTTCGAGTAAAACAGAAGAGTCAGCGTGGCGTTATAGTGAGATGTTCCGTTCTGGACAAGCCCCGCCGATGAGGAGAGGGTTTGGTTGACCTGTGTCTTTAAGGAAGGCATTGGCGGTTTGTATTCCGTAATCAGCTTGGCCTTTACTTCCATATACCGGATACCATTATCGTAGAATAGTTTCTTTTTGTAGACAGAATCCTCTGACAGCAGAGTATTTTGCTGTGTCATGCAATGACCCCCTTATAAAATACCTCGCCGCCTCCTTCTAAGGCGGGTTGGTCACGTATTAATTAGCTCCGATAGCTGGGACTGGCCAACATCTGGGTTCGAAGTCCACCGATTCTTCCTAACGATAGCCCTTCGCCCAATGACTGTCCCAACTGCTGCACTTGACTCGGGGTTAAACCGTTCGTCATGTTAGGCATCGTAATATTTACCGTGACATCCCCCATTCCAATAGTGGAAGAGTTATGCGTGTTGCCCTTCGTGAGATACTCATAGCGGCTCATCGCTGTTACCCCGCTTGGCATATTAAAGGTTCCTGCCGTCCCTTTCATTTCATCCAAGATGCCTAATTGAGTCTGCAGCGCCTGTTTTTGCAAATCACGGATTTCCGCATTGATCTTCACAGTTTCATCTGGAAGAGCACCGGGAAGCTTCTCTTTGAGTGAGCTGATCAATCCGCTGATTTCACTAACCTCCGCTTTGGCATTGGCAATACGTTTGTTGCGGATCAGCGGGGAGCTGTCATCCGGATTCCCATTCCGTAATTTAAGCTCAAGCAGATCATTCTCACGCTCTGAAGAGTGGTCATCAAGCTTTTCCCGTCCGATTCCAATCTGAGCCAGCCTGTATGCCTTAACTTTCGCTTGTTCACCAGCTATCGCATTCTGCTGCTGCAGAATACTCAACCCAAGTTCATCCGATTGGTCGCCGGAGGCTTTAATCGATTGAAGATTGGCAAGCTCCTCGTTCATGGATGCGATTTTATTCTTGGATATTTGGGCCAAAGTATCATAGTATTCGCTGGACGAATTATCCATACTATAGGCTGCGGCAAGCTCCTTGGCTTGCGACAGGAGGTCGATTTTCTGCAGGGCTTTTGTCACTCTGCCTACACTTTTTTGGTACTCTTCCTGAATGCTGTTGATCTTTTGCTGAAAAAATCCAGCACTATTTTCTTCTTGAACTTTGTCTCTGACCGACAGCAGCTTTTCTTTATCGGCCTTGGCATTTTCATAAGCAACTGAGCCTGCTTCATTATTGTCCATAATGGACTGGGCATTAGCGATATAATTGTCGATAGTAGTCAACTCGTCGTCCATAACCTTGCCTATGCGCTCCACCTGCTGCCTGCGCATGTTCAGATACTCTTCGGAATCTGTTTTCATCCCGCCCATTAATGCGCGCAGCGTTTCCAATTGGTTGGAGGCGTTGACCTTATTCATTCCTTCTTCAATATTTTGATTCGCTGTATCTGCATTTATGGAAGAAAATTTGAGTTTGCCTTCTTTATACTTCGTGGAATAATTCTCTTCTGCAATCCTCGATAGCTCGGCTTCCTCAGAATCCTTTAGCTTCTGCTTCTCATATTGCTCACTGTAGCCCTTTTGTCTGAGTTCGGCTGTCTCTTTGTGCCTGCCAGTATCCTCCGCGAACTTATCAACAGCCTCTTCCTCGGTCATGCCGGTCTCTTTGAGCCACTTGCCGAAATCGTTGAAACCATAATAATCCCGGAGTTCACCTATCATGTCATAAGCCTCGGAGTAGCCAAACTTATCTTCGTTTCCTCCGAACACTCTGGCTATCCCGTTTGAGACGCTACCCAACATTAATTGGGCCACATTTCCCAGCGACTTCCCATTTAACGGCGAATCAGTGTTGAAGGCTTTAAGTGTGTTCGCTAAGCCCTTCTCATCATTATCAGCATCATCCGCCTTGGCGAGGGCACGTTGATCATCGGTAAGTGTAGAGGCTTCCAGTATGGACTTGCCCGCCTCGGCAATAACAAACGCCGCTGCCATCTCCAGTCCGAGAGCCGCAAAGTTCTTGGAGAGTCCTCCAATGGAGGCTGAAGCTCCTTTAGCGAGATCAGGCATTCCTTTCAAGAAGTTCTTGAAGCGCCCACCCGAACTGCTGTTCATGGCGTCGTTCACACCCCGAATGGAGTGAGACAGGCGCCCAAATGCAGGGGTGGATTGTCGTGTTAGGGTATCAGTCTGCCTCCGCTGACTGTCATAGCCTTCCAGTGCCTGGGACATACCTCCGTAACTGTTAATAACAGGCATCCCGTTACGGCGCCGTTCTGCCAGATGATCTTCAAATCCCCTGAACTCGGCTTGCGTCATACTTGTCAGCCAGTCAGAGACACTAGCGTAATGCTGGATGTTAGCCCTGTGATTATTGTAGGCCGTAGGATTCATAGTGCTGGAATTCATACTGTTCAGAAAGCGCGGATCAATCAAGTTCGCCGAATTGGGATGTGTAGACAAACGGCTGTTAACTTCACGGTGACGGTTAAATTTCTCGTTATTAGAAAGTGCCTCTCTTGGAGTATAGTTGCGGGCTTCATCCATTGCCGTAAATAGTGTCGGAAGATCTTTGACGACAATCCGGTTGTCTCCCAGGTACGTTTTGAAGTGATCCTGCTGGGTTTTGTTCATGCCGTTAAATTCTCTGATATAACGGCCTAGTAGCGGATCTCTCTGCATTCTGCTCATATCTTCGCGGCTAAGGCTCTTCACCCCGTTTCCGGCGTGATTGCCAAGATCATTGACATTATTCAAAAAGCTGGTGCGCTGCTTCTGTATGTCAATATTATCCTTAAAATTCAGACCAAGCTTGTTATAACCCGTCCGGAACCCGCGAAGCATGCGCATTCCCACCATCACTGTGAGAACAACCTCTGCTAATTTGGCAAACATACTTGCATTGGCAGTAATGCCTTCAGCCATGTTCATCAGAGCGTAGGATACGGTGTTGATGGCTGGCGTGAACTCTTCAATCAGTGCGTCAAATGCCACAGTAAAACTCGCCTTGGCCCTGTTCGCATTTACCATTGGGTTGTCTATGGATTGAGTAACCATAGAATCATATTCCGACGCTCCAAAGCTGCCCATGGCCTTCTGAAGCTCAAGGAACGTGTCCATGGTTTCACGTTGGTCAGTGGACTCTTTGGAAGTATCGTCCTTGCCGAAGATAGCATCATAGGCTTCATTTTTTGTTTTATCTGGAAGAGCGGCGAGCTTCTCAGCGAGTTCCGTAAATAGTTGATCTCCACTCTTCAGCATCTTGGCACCAGTTTGCTTATCAATGTCATATGCTGCAATTCCCATGTTCCCCAGCATACTCTGCGTTTGGTTTGACTGCAGCTTGTGAATCAGATCTGTATAGAACTTGCCGGTATCCGTATCTTCGAGCGCGGCATTCTTCATGGTGGTTCCCGCCAAAATCACCGCTGTCCGTGCATCGATTCCGGTATTATCCAGCTTGGAGGAAGATTGCTTAACTGCATCGAGAATTTGCTCCACTGGTGCTTTGGTCAAGCTTGTCAGCAATGCCAGCGGTTCAGCGATTTGGCTTTGCATATCAGCCATTTCCAGATCAAACTGGGACTTGACTGATTCGAGTCCATTAGCAATGTTAATGATATTACTTCCCGGATCAACAGCTTGCAGTTGGGCAGACAGCTGAACGAACTTTTTAATTTCTACTGGCTCTGACAATGATTTGGAGCCGATATTATCTACTTTGTGGAGAGTGTCATAATCAGTGCCATACAGGACGGAGGTTTTGCGGGCAAAGGCTTTCAGCTCTTCTAAAGTGGTATTTACTTTTGACATATCCGTTGATTTAGTTCCATCTGCATGGGTGGTTTGGTACTTGTCCTTTACCAATAGAGTTTGGGTCATTCTGATCTGTTCTGCTTGCACAGTCTTAAACCGTTCAATGGCACTCTCCAGCATCTTGGGCACATCGACCACACTGCCCAGCATTTTCAGGACTGCGTTGGCATGTTCACCTTTTAATCCAGAGAATAGGTCACCGTTATCAGATGAAGCTTTGTCGCTCGAACCGGAAGATGAACCGGATTTGAGACTGTCGCCCTCATCCTCCTTGCCTTCCCCGGAGCCGTTTTTCACTAGAGGCAACTGAACTGGATTCAGCTGCTGCGTCTGTCCAGACAATACGTTAATATCTTGGAGTATTGAGCTTACTTGTCTATCCACTTGTTCGCGGATTTTTGCAACCAGAGTATCGTTAATGATGCTGATTTGCCGTTCCAAGTGGCGAACGAGATTGGTGCTGCTCACAGAGCCCGAATCAACAGCAAGGAAGTGATCAAGTCCATCTATAGTCGAATTTAGATTACGGGCAATATTGAGTTTAATCTTCTGGCTTAAGGTATTCACAGGAACTTCCACTTTCCCTCGCATTGCCGAGTCAATACCTGCAACCGTGTTTTTAACGAACTTCTGGAGTACTCTTTCCATTTCTTCAGGGATTTCAGTAATATCAGAGCTAACCTCATCCATTCTGAAAGCGGCCTTCAATTTAGCCTTAACGTCACTAACAACTTTACTTAAATCATTTTCTGTAAACCTGAATTCACTGGTTTCGGCAATGTCAGGGTCCTGAATTTTGCGCACAATTTCTTGCTTGATTTTATGGACAAGGCTTTGAATAGTGCCCTTACTGATGCTCATCTCCAGACCTTCCATTGCATTGGACGCAATAAGACTGCCTTTCTGCTGCTGAAGACCATTGACAAGCGTCGATATCTGCAATTTGATGATTTTGGCCACTTCTTTATTAATAACGTTGAAGTCTTCATAACCGATGGCTAAACGCTGCCCCTTGGCATAGTTCCCGTCAATGTCGATATGAATATTACGGATAAGTTTTTGCAGCTCGGTATTGATTTCCTTCTCCGCCTTAATGAACACTTCTTGAATGTTCCCCGGCCCTTTTATGACTTGTGATTCTAATGCTTTCAGCGAAGATTTCATGGCAACGATCCGTTGATCGAGCCGCCCGAACCGTTCATCAAGCGTCTCCAGCTCCTCGCTGAAGAGAGCCATGTTATCGATTGTATCCTGAAGTTCCTTAACGATTTCTGATTGAATATTGTCCACAGGTTCTCACCGCCTTTATAAAATAAAACTCCTGCACTCCGTTCATGGAGCAGACAGGAGATCTATAATCTTATAGCAGCTGTGCAAGGAAGCTCATATCGTCTGCACCAGCAACTTTGTACCCATCAACATAGTCACCATCATCTTTTGGCAGTTCTTCCGATTCTTCTCCGGATGAAGCCTCACCGCCGAAAAGTCCGCCCAGAGACATTGTTGAGACTTTAATGGTAAATTGAATGTGTTCGTTACACTGCTCAAGATAGTAACCCAACTGAGGGAGAGTCAGCTTCCACACTGCATACTTGTCCAAATTACAGTAGTGTGCAAGCTTGAAGAAGATATTCGCCCAATCGATTGGCGGCTTATTGTCGTATTCTTCTTCCTCTTTCTCAGTGGTTACAGGGACTTTTTTAGCCCGTTGAGACCAATCATACTGTCGATGATTTTTTTGGCCGTTTCCAAATCAACATAATCCTGAAGATGCTCTACTGTCATGTACTTGTAATAGGGCTTGAACGCCATAAGCAGAACGTCCATGAGTTCATTAAATCTGTCTTCTTCCCCGTCTGCATCCGGAATGAGGTTGGCAATGATAACACCTGAGTCAATGGTATTCAGTTTTTTCATCAGTGTCCGCCCGTCCTTCAGGGCCAATGGCGGAATGTAATATGTCTTGCCATCACGCAACTGCACCTTTTCATCATCTTCAAAAAAGACCTTCTCACGGATATCTGATTCAGTTTCTGTCAGGGCATCCTTTTTTTCTTCGGCTTCGGTTTGGCTTGCTGCGCCTGCCGCCGTTCGTACATCAACTTGACCGTCGATCTTAGCAGGCTCTTCACCGGCTCTTGGTATTACAGTTTGTCTTTCATTCAATTCGAAGCGCCTCCCTTTAAAAGTCATACCACTTTGGCAATTCCCTCATTGAACAATCTAAGTTACCAAACGAAGTCTATAACATGTGTAATGTAAAATGACCCTCCGAAGAGGGTCATGGCCGAACCAATGCCGTCCTTATTTGAGAAACTGGCAGTTGTTTCGATTAATTAGCAAAGCTCAGAAACATTAGCTACTTCATAGCGTTTGATGGAGCCCAGCTTGCCGTCATTTCGTTCAGGATCGATCACGGTCAGGGTAACGCTATGCGTAGAAGCCTGTTGACGTTGAGCGTCCAGCGTGAAATTCGATTTCATTCGGCATTGGAAGAGCTCCGTCTGGTATCCTTGAATCGTACCATCCTTCTGTTCAAACTGTCCGTCATGCACCACGTGAACAGTAAGCGGGATATCCTTAGTTGTGATATCCAGAATATCAACAACTTCGTTACGCTTGTAATTCACATAAATATCGACATCCTTCAGCGCAGAATTGAACGACAGTTTCCCGCCAGTAACAGTGTATTGGTCTTCCGCAGGCGAGCTGCCGGTTGTTTTTTTCAGAAGCTTGTTGCCCGCCAATGTCCGTACAGAGATCTGAGGATCAATGTTAAGTGAGCTGCCGAATAACAAATCCGCTGTAAAGACGGAACCGCTCTGTTTCACTGTGTGTTTTTCTTCGAGAACCCACACAAAGCCGTCTTCGTCATGAGTTGCACCTGCAAGAGCGACCGCATAGACAATCACTACTGTTTTCCCGGCCAGAGCCATATCGAAGACCGCCGTATTACCGGTAATGGTTACATCAACAGATACGTCAGTACCATTGACAATGGATTCGTATGATTTCGGTGCCGGGGATGCCAGAGCCGTCTGTGTAAGCGTTACTTGATAAGGAGAACTTGCAGGGACGGTCACTGTCTCCGTGACCATGCTGTAAGCTGCGCCGGAAACACCTTCACGAAGTTTCGAACCGAGTACCAGCCGCACCAGGTTGAGATCGAACTTAGCTGCCTCGGCAGTAATATCAATGGTCTTCTTGCGGAGCAAAGTGTCAAGAACAACACTGGAGTCGCCGCCTTCAATATCCTGCATATCCAATTGAATATCGAGCTTCATATTGTTCAGCGTTCCGATAGTAATTAGATCATCACAGTTCGGAATTTTGGCCATGAACTTACCTGCACCTTTAATCAGCATTTTTTTGTTTTTTGTAACTTTCATTCGAGAAACCTCCTCATTAATTTTCGTCTATCCCAACAGTGAATCCTATTTGGATGTAATACTTGAACGTCTCCTCCAGCTCGCAATCAGCTTCAGCACTTGTGATATACTCCCCTTTGAAAACACTGCCTTCACTCAGCCCTGAAATCCATTTACCGTCAAACAACTGAACAATTCTGTCGGCCAGGCTAATAGCCAATTCCACATTATCTTGAGTGTAGATGTCCAAGGTTATAGTAAACCTATACTCAAGGTAGTTCTTTCCCCGTTGTCCCGGATTCTTATAAAAAGATATTAACGGAAGGTTGTGCTGAACCCATTTCTGAGGCTTCTTACGCTTCTGAATTCTTGTTGCCAATTCTTCCATTGAAGCGTTTGCCGTCATTCCTAACCTTTCCAGAATCACTGGATCTTCACGAAGGATCGAGTGAAAAGCGGAGTAAAGATCGGAGATTAGGATTTTCCCCATGCACATCACATCCTCCTTGTAATGTTCATTATCAATATAAGTTGACCGTAACTTTTTCTAACAGCGCTGTGTAATCTGCATTCAGTGTAAATATGCCCGTTATTGATTACTGCTTGATTTCAAGGATAGAGACCACAGGTTCACTTGCTGAAACAATGAACAGCTTGTTCCCTTGGATCGCCAGCTGATCTTTGAATAAGAGCCGCTTGTCCTCGTCTCCCACATGCACATCCGGTTCAATACTGACATAAATATCACCAAAACCAAGATTTTCAACAATGAGTGTGGCATCTGAATGGCGGGCGTTATAGATAAATTGTCCGAACCCGGCTAGCTGCTGGGTAAATTCTGCTACAACTTCACCTTTCACGCCCTCAACACCCGGGCTGTCAGATTTCAATTCTACTGATTTGTCTATCATGCGGATAGCCTTCTCAGGAATGGTAAGTCCGCCTTGAATTGCCTGTTGGTTGCTCTTCCTGACAGTCTTTGCAGTTCCCTTTTCGGTTTTTGCCATTGTATCGTTCCCCCTTCAATTTCAAAACGTGTTCCATACAAATTATAAGAATTTCTGTACAGGTCTTAACAACTCTTTGTACACTCGCTGCTTATCCTCGTCCTCTCTTTTTCATACAAGGTCTGCAGGTTGAGATCGTTTTCGATATACTTTGCTGCCGTTGTATTTCATTACCGGCATCTTCCGGTCTGACCAGATAACCATATCGATTCATAACCTTTCCCGTCTGCTGACCGATGCATTGAAGGCAGAGCAGGGGTTCCCCCTTCAGTCCTTCAGCCGCAAAGCACTCCCTGGCCTTGTCCGTCACATACCGGAGCCCGCAGATTATACATTTCACATATTCACTCAATTCAGCCTTTCCCCCCTTGTCCCAGCAGAATTCTTCTTAGTTCCGCTTTCTTCTTGTCTTGAGTGCATGTCCGGCAATCATATATTCCCATATACCGGTCCAATAGCTCCTGATAAGGGACATTAAGAGACTCCGCCAGGCAATGAATGCACTTTCCCTCCTCAGTCTCGTAGACCTTGGCCAAGAACCGGGCTTGTTGCGTTACAAAACGGTTACAAGAGCACTTCAATTGAATCCCCCTCTGCTATTTCTTCAAATGGACAGTGATGTATTCATCCAGCTGGTCCAGCCACTGGTCTATCGTTTTTTTTGCCAGTGCACTGCTGAAACGTCCCAATTCCTGTCCTTTGTAAGCCACAACTACAGTTGGAATGAACTTCACCTCACTGTGAATCTCCTGATCATACCTGATTTTCACAAATGTAATGTCCGGCCTTTCCCCACTAATCGCCTCAAGCGTCTTGAACACCCTGCGGCAATGCCCGCAGGACTCACTATAGTACAAAGTAAGATCCATCTAATTATCACCTTTATCTCTGGAATAAAAGACAACAACCAGGCATATCTCCTGGTTGTACAATGATTGCAGCCGCTATATACTTACTTTTTCACTGGCTTTTTGCCGGATATAGTACAGGACTCTTGTCGTATATTTATTGGTGTGGCCACACACCTCAAGCAGCTCGGTAATATCCTCAACACGCATAGGCTTATTCCTGTCTTGAATTTCTTGGGCAATGATGGCAATCTCCTGTTCATACTTGGAAGCAGTCTTAAGCGCATGTTTCTTATACACAGCTTCCCTGTCTTCAATTTTGCTGCGAATGCGGGCAAGAGTCCGGTTAATGGTCATTGGATAGACTTTAAGGATTTCCGCAATCCTGCTATAGTTAGCTTCTTTCATAACCAGTACCATGACTTTCTTCTCAAAATCACTGAACATAGGATCAGACAAAAGCTGCTGGACATACACCCGGTTGGTGACACCCTCATCCAGATTCACTTCGGATGCCTCCGCAATGTCGAAATTCTCAATCCCGTCAAAGTGATCAAGCTCCTCACTAAACATCGCAATCTCCCGGTACCTTTCAAGAGAAACACAGAGAAGTTCAGCCATTTCACCCTCACTTGGACGATAGCCAAGAGAATCCTCAATCTCAGACATTCTCCTAATCAGGTCAATAGCCCCCCGGCTTAAACGTACGGATTGAGAGTCGCTGTACAATAGCTGATTAATCTCCCAAAGAATAGGCCGGACAACAAAAGTTGTGAATTTGATATCCCTGTCAAAATCAAAGTGCCTGATCGCGTTCACTATACCAATGCACGCATGCTGATACAGCTCATCGTCATTAACTCTGAACCTGGTTTTGAGCTCTTTAATGCTTCCTTTAAAGTGCAGGATAATAGAAAATACAAAATCCCGATTATTTTTAAGAAGCTCCCCCAGCATTTCCTTATCGTCCCGGCAAGCTTTAATGAGCTCCAAGTTATGCATATCCTTGACGCCGCTTCTTCTAAGAGTTGTGTAGGTTTCGCTCGCCGGGCCTGTGTATGTAACCTCTTGTTTGATTGCTGCAGAGGTGTTGTATTTACTCATGATTAAGCACATCTCCTCCCGATATCAAGCATTTAAAATGCTTCATACTCTAGTGGTCGTGACATACCGGGAAGGAGTTGCGGACAAAGTAAAAGACCCCGTCTCAGGGTCTTCAGCATGTCTATTCAGTCGGTTGCAGGCGCTCCTTCTTCTGCCAGAATATGCATCAGAGCTTCATAAGGGGGCAGGTTGAGGATAGATTCTTCCAACCAATGCTGCAGCATATCCAGCTCGTTATCTTTAATCCGTTCATTGGTAATGGCACTAAGGAACAGCTTTTTCCCATCGGCCTGGAACCAAAGCTCCTTGGATAAGTCATCCTTCCGGTCAACGAACCTGAGATTAGCCGTAACTTTGGGATCAACGGTAATATTTGACGTGTTCATATTGTACTCTCCTTACACATCAATATTGGGCAAACAGCCAGCGACTTGCGCCCGGATGGTGTCTATATCTATTTCTAGCCTAATATCCGAATTGTACAGGTTGAAATAGCTCTCAGAAAGGGCAGCAGCCTCATCCGATACCGTAGCCTTTGCTTCATTGTTGAACGTCTTTTCTGAATCAAGCTCTGCCAGTTCCACCATTTGCTTCATTTGTCTTAAGGCAGTATAGACATCTCGAAATTGGATTGTCATATCCGGGTCCTCCCCATATAGCTCTTTTTGCCGGAGTACACCGTTTTGATACAGTCCTGCAAGCACTCCTTGTAATCCGTCAGCAAATTCGGCAGACTAAGATCGGATACAACTTCCTGTCCCATGATGAACTCAAACAGCTGTTCAAGCTGTTCCTTATTTCTGCGGAGAGCATCAACCGAAGCAGGTGAAGCGTGATGCATGGCTTGCCCAAGATGCAGGATGGTCCATTCCAATCGTTCTACCTCCGCCACAACAATACCCAACGTATAATTGTAACTAGCCATTCCATGCCTCCTTCTTAATTGCTCCAACTACTCATTTTCCAGAGCATCTAATTGGCTATCTTCCGAGTAATGGTAATCAGCGAAGTCTTTAAGATGAAACTCGATGTTCTCCAGCACACTGCCATTCTTCTTCTTGTTAACTGCCTCTTGAAGGGTAAGCAGTTCTGTTAGCTGAGTCTTGCTGATTGGCGGCTGGATAGACTCTTCTCCCTCATCTACACGGACCCACCATCTGCGGATAGTCTCCAGTGTCAGAGTCTGGTTAATATAGTTGCTGCAATGGTTGCACCAAAGAACAAGCGCCTTGTCACATTCCATTTCTTCCGGTGTAAAAGAAGATTTCTGCCCGCAATGAGGGCAAATATTCATAAATCCCTTCATTTGTCTTCACCTCTGTGAATTATAAATTTGCAGCTGGCATAAGTTTCATTAGATTTCTTCCTGCCTGGTTTCACCCTTGAAATAATTGAAATAGTTTTCTTTTGGACTAATCGGCTCGTAGAAGATCCCATTGTCGCCTGTATATGCAATTGTATGAATAACCTTCAATTCCTGAATCTCCTTCGGGATGCCGGCTGGAAAGGCCATGCAGGTCATCCCTCCTCTGTCGTCCCTGTTAAAGTGTCTACAAAATACACATGGAACTGTAATGTCCATCTTTCACCACCCCTCGCACTTGAATCCGCCATACTGCTCATACCATTCCCATATCTTCTCGTCTACGGGGACTCCGGTAATTTTCGCAGTGAATGTTTCAGGCATGAGCTCAATGGGAAACCACTTGGTCGCATAATTGCAAAGATTATTGGCAATATAAGTCGCGTCAGTGTTTGAAAGGATAGACATCGCACCGTAATTGTCAGGATCAAGAGCCGAGTATTGATAGAATGTCTGTTCCCCAACGTTGTGAAAGTGCAGCCAGTGCCCGATCTCATGGATCACCGTCCTCAGTCTATTGGGTGAAGACTTTTGGCCGGCATCGTATTCAGCCTGTGCAATCTCTGCAGCTTGTTTGAAGTCATACGTTTTACTTACAACAACCTCACCCGTAGGCGGGTTAAAATAACCATTCGCCCCGTTCCCGTTCCTGATGTTAATCGTCAATTTATGGGCCTGAATCATGTATGCAAAACCTGCACAATTGTTCAGCAGAAAAGCCAGCGCTTCCGTCACATAGTTAGCAGCTTCAAGATTTCCTCCAAAATCTACAGCCACGCCGATATCCTCAGCCCATTGCCGTGCAGCGTTAACGGTGTTGAAAGGAATCCATACTATCGGAAGGTCGATGGACCCATTCGTCGGAGGGGAGGGGGGCTGCTCATGGTCTGGAACGTCCGGCGGCGGATCAGGGTAATTACCCAGGTCAGTTGTTCCGGTAAGCTCGAGATCAACATCAGGATCTGTCAGGAAGTGGAACATCAACTCAAGTTCCTTGGACTCTCCATGAGGTGTGTGATATTCGAACAGAAACTCTTTGCCGGCTTTAACCGGGTGGGCGACCTGGAAGTAAAGCCCCTCTTCATAATTCATGTAGTGCAGATTCTTAATAATAGCTCTGCCATTAACAGTCAGGTTCCAGTTATCCTCTGCATCAGGGGTGTCAGTCCGTATGGAAACCGCATAGAATTCCAAATCGTGAGACATTGTAAATGTATCCATGATCAGCCGGTCCCCTTCAGCTTTTTCCGGAATGCTTATGGATCTGCCCACAAAATGTGCGGAGGGTTTGGTTGGATGAAATGGAGGGTCAAATCTTCCTCCAAGGATTTGCCGACCTAACATTGACTGCTCCTCCTAATCTAAAATGATGGACAGTGCTATAATCACTGTCCTTATGCTCTAATAGTGGATCTATCTGCCGCAAAAGTTGCAAAGGAGTTTCAAGACAATTCACAGACAAATAAAAAAAAGCCTCAGGCTTCGCCACAACTTGCACGGAAAGCAATATCCGACCGTGAATATAGTGAGTACTGGGCTTCAATATGTCTTCATGTTTAAACTTAGATTAATTTGGGTAATTATTATTTGAATCCTCTGCAATATTAAAAAGCACCTCCGTTTTATCAATGATTTCAGCTTACGCAATAGGTTATCTTTTTAAGTTTTTTCATAGCCCGGGATGCATGAGATTTGTTTATCCCCAATATACTTGAAATTTCAGTCGGCTTCATCGCCATCCCTTCTTCCGTGAATAACATATAATCTATAATCTTTCGTTCTTGCTGAGTAAACTCGGAAGTTTTTTTCAAATAGTCATTTTTGACATCGGAGAGATAATATCCATACTCTTCTGTGGCATAAGAGAAATAATCAAGCGTTGAACCTTGTTCATCATCTGACCCATCACAATAATTGACTAGTGTACTCTTCTTTTCAATCATCCGATTGTTCTTACGATAATAGTCATACACAGTGCGCTGAACAACCGTATGGGAGAAATTGAAGATATCCTTCTTAATTTGCCCATTTTCGATAGCAGTCAGTATACGCAGTACAGCCTCTGACTTCACCTCCTCACGGTCTTCTTTTTTTACACCTTTTAAAATGAACTTAAAAATGGGATTAAGTGTATTGATATCAAAGTTCTGAACAGTGGTTCCTAGGGCCAT